TCTACTTTTAGTCAATTTCTATTTGATGGTACGGCAAAAATACTTTCTCCTGATTCTGCCGCAGTGCTTAATAACCAAATCTATGTTTGGACCAACCAAGGTATTTCTCGTATTGGTGAGGCTGGAGTAGATACTGCTTCACGTGTTATCGAAAATACCATTAATGGAATTACTATTATTCCTGGCTACGAACAAAAATCATTTGGTGTGGCTTACGAACTAGATAGAGCCTATCTACTTTGGACTATTAGTAAATCGGCAGATACCACCGCCACACAATGTTATCGCTATAATTTTTTTACTAATACATGGACTAGATGGCCAATTGCTAAAAGTTCTGGTATAGTGACCGAATTTGATAATAAACTTTATGTTGGAGCCGGTGATACTAATAGAGTTGAACAAGAGCGTAAATCGTTTAGTAGAACTGATTATTCTGATCGCTCCTATATTTTACAATTACCATTTAATTCTGTTTTAAATAACGTAATTTCTCTTCCTACTATAGAAAATATTCAAGTACATGACGTTATTGCTCAAAAACAATATCTTACAATAGTAGAATTTAATCGTCTTCTTAAAACTATCGACTTAGACAGTGCTATCGTAACGGCTTTAGATAATAATTATTTTTCAACGTTAGCCGCTTCTAGCGGTGTAGATATGGCGGCTGCTGTGCAGGCTGTAGCAGCAAAACTAGATGTTGATCTAGGAACGTCGTTTGCTTCTATACCTGCGATAATATCTATGGTAAATACTAATCCACTATCTCTTCAAGTAGGATATAATGCTTTAGTTAATGCAATGAATGCTTCCTTTGAACTTTCATTTGGAAACTATCCATTAGTAAATGATACTACTATGTATGAATCTTTAGTTCTTTCCGTAGATTCAAATCAACGTAAAGTTACAGTAGAATATAATACTCCATTTATTACCGGAGAATTAACATTATATAAGCATTATTCTGCAGAATTAGCTTGGGATCCTCATTATATGGGTGATCCATCGCAAGGTAAACATATTAGAGAAGCTAAACTTATTTTTGAAACTACTGCTTTTAGAGATGCTCGTGTAGCTTATGCCACCGATATACTTCCTTCATTTCAAGAAATAGAATTTATGGGTAGTGGTGGCGGTACTTTTGGAAATAGTGATTACGGAGATATCTATTTTGGAGGAGGTGGGTACTCTGCTCCAATTAGAACCTACATACCACAACAAAAACAACGATGTCGTTTTATTCGTTGTAGATTTGGACACGATAACGCAAGAGAAAAATTTTCGCTATACGGAATGGTGCTAGTAGGAGAAAGTTTTGCTGTTCAAGATAGAGCGTATCGTTAATGGCCAAGCTAAACAACCTAAAAAGATTGGTCAAAGAGGACTTTGCGCAGGAAGATCAAAACTTTGTGCAGAGATTCTCATCCCTATACAATCCTCTTTTAGATCAACTGCAAATTCTTCTGGATAAGAACGTCACCTTTGATAACTTAAATGAAGATAAAAAGATACTAACAGTAGTGGTTAACTCTCAAGGCGCGCCACTCAACACACAAGCATTCAGATCTACGCTTAAAAGTAAATGCATTGGAATTCAATGTATTAGGGCAGTCAATCTTAATATTCTGACACAGTATGTTACCGGAACCCCTCATGTGTCCTTCTCGGAAAACCAAGGACTATTAACTATTCTTAATATTACCAATCTGTTACCTAACGTGCCGTACGAGCTAACGCTAATTTATAAAGGGAATTAACAAGTTATAATAGAGTATGCTCCCTCAAAATCCGCAAGATCCGAATAAACCGAATCAGCCTACTACCGGAGCACAGCAGCCTGCTCAGGCACCTGCAGCATCTTCTGGACGTTTTACAAATCTTCAAAAGTATATGAGGGCCAACGCCCCTGGCGAGTTGGCTGGAAAAGTGAGTGGACGGATTGAGCAGAGTGCTCAACAAGCGGGTCAAAAGATCAACGAAGCCGCGCAAGCGTTTCAACAAGCTGCTCAACAAAATCGATTGGCTACGGGTCAAAATAAACAATTTGCCCAGCAGCAAATTCAACAAGCAGGACAAGGAGAAGTCTCAGAACAAGATGCTCAGAAATTTCAGGGCATCGCTTCAGGAGGCTATCGTGGTCCTAGCGGTCTTCAGAATGCTCAAAGCCTTGCTGCGCGTGCTCAAAGTGCTGAGTCCCTTGGTAGGGCTACTGCTACGGAGGGTGGTCGCCAGGCGGTCCTCGGACAACTCTTCGGACGTTCCTCCTACGGAGCCGGACAACAAAAGCTAGACACTCTTCTTTTAGGTGCTGAGGGAGGTCTTCAGCAGTTACGTCAAGCACGTGCTAGAGCACAGGGTCTTTCTGATCGCGCGACGCAAGAAGCTCAGAAGGCTGAACAGCTTGGACAAGCCTATCGCACTGAGGACGAGGGTTTCCGTCAAAAGGTGCAAGAGGATCTTACCGGATCCGCACGATCGTTAGATACTTCCGTCGCTGAACGAGTAAGAGCCTTGAATGAATCCGCTCCACAAGAGCTTGCTGCAGCTCAGGCAGAGCTTAAGGCGTTCCAAGAATCCGGCGCGCCTATTTCTCAAAAGACCGCAGACTTATTTGGTCTGTCAGAAGGGACTTCCACGTACGGAGCTGACCTGGCTGGTCTTGTTCGTCAAGGACAACAGGCCACTAAGACTACTGCGGCCACGGCGGAAGAGGCCCGCAGAGCGCAGGCTCTCGCCAAGCTTGGTGGAAATGTCGTAAATCTTCAGGATCTCAGCGGCACTTACGATCCCACTAAGGCGGCTTCATATAGAGCCATCGAAGCTGATACGGCTGGTCTTGATCCCTTACTGCAAGATGCACAGTCACAATATCAGCGCGATGCAGAAAAGCGTCGTAGCGAACTTTTAGGATGGACAGGCACATTCGGAGGTCATGTAGCTTTGCAGGCCGCCAAAGAGCAAAAGGCTAAGGATGCGCTCTTATCTAACTATAATGCAGCTATTGCCGAAGGCAAAACTCCAGAAGAAGCGGAAGCTATCGCTAATAAAAAATATTCTGAGAATATTTCAAATCTGGCGTGGATTGGTCAGAAACAACTTCGAGACGAAACTATTACGGATCGTTCCGGAAGCGTAATTAATCCATTTGCGTATAATGAGCAGATGAATCAGTACGGCCTTTCCGGAGGACTCAACTATGGTGGTTGGGAAGGGGAGTATGCTCAGGGAGCAATTCGCGGCATTCTGTCCAACCTTGCTCGTGGAGATGAAGACACGGTACTGGGAGCCGAGAATCTAGAAGATATATATGCTAGAGAATCTAGACCGAGAGAGTTAGAAAAGCAGTGGCGTGAATCTCAAGTCGGAAAGTCTCTAGCTGATCGAGAAGGCTTCTGGCAATTTGCCAATAAAAAAGCACAAGAACTTCAAAGCCGCAAACAGGCGGCCTACGATAAGTGGGACACTTCTCGTCAACGTAAAGTGACCATCGGTCCCGCAATTCAAAATATTATTTCCGGAGGACAGTAATGGCTATTCCACTTTTAGGCGCCGCTCTACCAATCGTCGGTGATCTTCTCGGAGGACTATTTGGTTCTAGTAAAGAGAAAGAAGCGGCAAAGAAGCAGCAACAAGCGTTGCAACAAATTATGGGGCTTTCGGCTCCAGAGCTTCGCGATCTTCAGCTTGAAATGCAAGCGGAAGCTGGTAGACTTAGTCCTGAAGCCGAGAGCGTAGTTACTCTTGGACCATCTCGTATGGAGCAAGTGTCAGCCGATGCCGCTCTAAAAGCTCAACAAATGAAAGCTCTCTCTTCTTTGTCGGAAATGGGCAAAGCTGGTATGACCGCTGAAGAACGAGGCGAACTCAACAAAATGCGCCTTATGGCGGCTCGTGATCAGAAGGCTCGCCAAGATGCTATTCTACAAAGCCGTCAAGCTCGCGGCATGGCGGGATCTGGGGACGAACTTGCAGCTCAACTTCTGGCCTCTCAAGCCGGTGCTGAGCTAGCATCGCAAGAAGGTGATCGCTTGGCTGCTCAGGCTCAAAATAGAGCGCTTCAAGCCATTGCTCAATCTGGCAGTCTTGCTGGATCTCTTCGTAGTCAGGATGTTGGTGAGCAATCTGATGTGGCAAGAGCGGCAGACGCCATTGCTCAATTTAATGCTGCTAATCAGCAATCTGTAGGTAGTCGAAATGTTGGTGCTAGAAACATAGCACAACAAGCTAACCTTCAGAATCTTCAGAATATCATGAATCAAAATGTTGCTGCTAGAAACAAACAGCAAGAGATTAATCGTATTGAATTAGCACAAAAAAGATTTGAAAATGAAAAAGAGCTTGCTGCCATGAAGGCCGCTGCGCTTGGCGGCGCCGCTGGACAAGATAAGGAAAGCGCAAAATCTACTCGTGAGTCTTGGTCTAGTATTGGTAAAGGTGTTGGTGGAGTTATTGGCGCTTTAAATTTAGGTGGAGGATCCTCTCCTATAGGTAGTGGTCGTGGTAAATCTGGATATGGGGGCTCATTAGCATAATAACTTATGGACAATCGCAGGCTAATCGGACTTTATCAGCAATTAATGAACTCTGAGGCATCGGCCTCTTCTCCTATTGAAGATGTGGACTATAACTCACTACCCTCAGAATCTCCTCAATCTACTATAGACGCTTCAGAGGACCCTAGCTTATTTTCTAAAATTTCTGCCGCTACAAAAAAACAACAAGAATTAGATAATATGAGGGCGCCAAATCAGCCTTCTATTACTCCTCGTATCAATGCCATTCCTCAGTCTTTGCCTCCTTTAGAACAAGAAATTGCTCCTCAAGACAAGCCACTATCCGCTCCGCTATTTCAAGCTACTTTAGATCCATATGGTGCTGAACTTAATGATGATGCTCTTAAACAGGCTTATGCTGATAAGCGTAGAGGCGATCAATACGCTGCTATGCTCAAAGCTGGCTCCTTGATTGGGTCAGGCATTTCTGGTGCCGTGTCTGGTGGCAAAGGACCCTCCTCTGACGTAGACACTTCAGCCATTGAAAAACTAGCTGCCAGTAAACTTGAAGAAATTCAAGGACGTAGAGTTGGTAAAAAAGATGAGATCAGTTTTGACAAAGCTCGTACTGAGCTTGGAGATACTAATGCTCTTTCTGATCCTAGTAGCAGCATTTCTAAGCTTACAGGAAAAATGTTAAAAAACCTAGGTTTAAATATTCCAGAAGGAATAAGCGCAGCTCAACTTAAAGCTAGTGGCATTGATGTTGATCGCATGATGAATGCTAGGGAGATGGCGGAGCAGCGTAAAGAAGCTTCTAGGATATCAAGAGAAGAGCGTGCTCTTAGTCGCGAGGGACTGATACAACAAAGAAATATTCAAAACATTGAAAAACTTCAACAAAACTATAATAAAGATAAAGTAGTTGCTACTGCCAACGAAGGTATCTCTGCAGCTAATATGGCGGAAAGTTTGTTAGATTCCGACACTCCAATTGCAGATGCAGCTATTAAGCGTCAACTAGCTAGATTGGCTGGTGAGGTTGGTGTAATGACCGATCAGGACGTAGCATCGTTCGGGGGATCTCAAGCCGTTAAGGATCGCCTGGCTCAGAGTGTAAAAACGATGTCTGATGGTAAGCTGACCAAAGCCAATAAAGAATTTATGCGACAAGTTATTTCTGTTATGCGTAAACGTAGAGAAGATCAATTGAAAGATAGAGCTGAATTTTATTCAAAACAGGGATCTAAACGCTTAGGTATTTCACTAGAAGAGGCTATGGATAATATACTTCCAGGACACGACACTATGATAGATAAGCAAAAACAAAGTCCGCCTAGTTCTTCTGGTATGGTTAAGGTTAAAGAAATAGCAACAGGAAAGACAGGAAGTATTCCTGCTGATAAATTAGAAAAAGCTTTAAATTCTGGAAAATTTGAGCGGATTTAATCATGGTAGATGATAATTTTGGATTTACTCCTGACGAAGATTTAGGCTTTTTAGCTGATGAGCCAGAAAATCTTAATGTCGATAAATTAAAAGCAGGATTAGCTGGAGCAGCTCAAGGGGCTTCTCTAGGTTTTGTAGACGAGATGGCTGGCGGGCTTGGTGCCTTATCATATAAACTCGGCGAGCTACTTGGACCAAAGAAAATTGAAGCTACTGAATCGTTGGCTCAGCGTCGTCCAGAGGTCGCGCAAAGATTGGAGCAAATCCAATCTAATGTTCCAACATTAGGTGAATCATACAGAGAAGCACGCGACGCTTCTAGAGGCGAGTTTGAAGCTCTTAGAGAAGCTAGTCCGGGCACGTTTATGCTTGGGGAGATTGCTGGCGGAGTTGCTAACCCTCTGTTGGCTGCGAAGGCGGGGAGCAAAGTCGGCAGCGAAGCTATTAAAACTCTCGCTAAGCAGGGCGCTAAATTAGGTGCTGTCGGAGCTTTAGGTGTTAGTGAATCCGACCTCACCAAAGGCGACATTACCGGAGCTGCAATGGATGTTGGCACTGGAGCTGTTATCGGCTCAATTGCTGGCGGAACTGCTGGAGCACTCGGAGAAAAGCTCAAGCAATATAAAAAGTTTAGAGAATTTGCTAGATCATTTCAATTAGGCAAAGAAGGTCAAGGGATTAGTTCCGATGCGGACCAAAGAATAATCTCCGGTCGTGTAGAGGAACAGGCTCAGAAACTGGCTGACTTTATCCAAGAGCAGATGGGAGCAGCCGGTAAGGCTAAAAAAGCTGCGCTTAAGGGAAAAACTGTAGATCTTACGGACGTTCTCCAGCAAGCTGATGAAAGTTTGGATGAACTGGGTAGATCTGTTGGAGCCACTGTAGATGAGCTTAAGCGTGCCCGAGAAATCATTCAGCAACAACTCTACTCTCAAGCACCTAAAAAGGTTAAAGACAAGTTTCAAGAAATCGTAACTAAACGAATTACAGAAGATCCTGAAACTGGTGAGCTGGTAGGAAAAACTTCTCGCGTACTGAAGGGTAAGGGAGTCGATGCTGAGGAACTCCCTGAACTTGTCCCTACTGACATGGATCCTAAGTCTGCTATCTTCCGTACCGGCGAAAAAAGTACCATCGAACAAACTACTCGTGCAGTAGATGATGAGATTCCAGGAATCCTTCGTGGCGCTGTTCCTGCTGAAGAGGCCGCGCAAGGTGTCCAGGGACTGCAGCGGGCTGCGTTTGGACGCAAGCTCGACGATCCCCGAGTTTCTCAAATTCTTAAAGGCGTAGCCGCCAAGGCATCCGACGTTGTCGAAGACCTGGCCCCAGAACAAATTGGACCCGCCAATAAAATCATGACTGCGGGCTTCGATCTTTTAGAGCAGGTGGGCGAGCCCGAGCTTATTCGTAGTCTTGGAAAAAAACAAGCTTCTAAAGAAACTATTAATTTTGTAAGACAGCTTCAGGACACTCTAAGCCCTGAAGGTGGTCAACGCGCTCGCACAGTAATCGAACTTTTACAAAAGATGAATCCTGAGAAGGCTCAGAAGATCTTCGGCGATCTTATGCGAGCCTCAGAAGATTTTGCTCTTACCAAGGCCGCGGGCTCAGGTGAGCAAATTTCTACCTTAGCGCAATTCACCGGATCTATTCGCGACTTGGCTCTTAAAGGAGCTAATTTAGCTGGACAAGCTTCTGGCGCTGTAGGTAGAGGGGCGGAACGTACAGGTGTGCCACAAGGTGCACAAGCCGCTAGATCCGTTATCGAATCTATCTCCCCTACTATCGCCAAGAACTTAGGCATCACTACGCGTGGTGCGGTGGGTCGTGCCCTAGTATCTTCTGTCCTAGGTAGCCGAGAAGATAATAAAGCGCAAGCAGAGTATCAAAAGCGTTTTGCTAGTCCCGCAACACCCGACGCTCTAAAAATGAGCAACTCTGATTTACAAGCTATACAAGTCCGCGCATCTCAGATGGGTGACGAGAGCGCACAAAGATTTTCTCAAGAACTAGAGTCTGCCATGAATGCTCCAGCTTCTCTTCGCAGAAGCAAGCTTTTCATGATGTCACAAAACCCTCAATATAGAAAGTATTTTTCTGGTAAATAGCTATGGCAGATGATACCAAGATAGCAGAAATGCACGAAGATATTAAGGAAATTAGAGGTGACGTTAAGGAGCTTATTGTGCGCCAAGCGGAGCACAACGTCATTTTAAAGCAGCACGAGCAGCGCTCCACTACTTTAGAAGCTCAAGTGTCTCTTAAAGAAAAAGAACTGTTCGAGCGGCTTAAGCCCATTGAGAAGCACGTCAACTTAGTTGACGCCACTTTTAAAATTTCGGGCATTTTATTTGGAGCAGCTAGCGGAGCTTATGTTATTCTTCAGATTCTTCGCTTTTTTTCTCTGCTCTAAAATCGATTAGCTCAATCATAGCATCTTCTATTTCGTCCTTAGTAGCCTCGAACTTTCTCCACTTAGCCGCTACTTCTTGGGACTCTAATTTCTTATCTCCAACTCGCTCCGTCTTAATCCCACCCAGGCTATAAATACAACGATTACTAGCGTTGTTTTTATTATAGATTTCCCTTTTAGCTTTCTTTGTTTTGTTTAGTTTCTTGCCGCTATGGGCGAAGTCCGCAAGAACTTCTTCACGAACAAAAGAGGTGAGCCATTCCTTTTCTTTATCAGAGAGCTTGGACACATAGTCCATGTCTAGCTTCCATTTACGAGAGCCTAGCTTACCAAGCCCCTCCGCTGCTAGGCTTTCTTTCTTTCTTGGAGAAGCCCCACCTTTGCCTTTTTTTTGGCGCTGTGCCTTCTTGGCCATAATATATTGTGTTACCTTTAAGGTGTAGTGTTCCCTCGCTAAGTCCTTTTAGGAAGGGGTTAAGTTCTAGGTTATAGATATTCCTAGTTTTTTGCCCCAACGCTCTACTCATCAATTTATAGAAGGTGAGGTCGATCATGGGGTTAGGAGTCCATAGACAATACATCTCATACACTACTTGGCGATGTACTTTATGGTTGCCTGCCTTGATGTCGCTAACGAGCAAGAAGCGTTCAGCTTCATTAAGTCCAGTATACTGCGTTACGTCCGTCTTGTCAACTTTTTGTACAGCGTATTGTAAAAGAACTTCTTCGTCAAGCTCAAAAGCTTGTCGCTTGCTCTCTCTGGCTATCTCTTGCTCTTTCTGACGACAGTGAATACACTTAGGTGTGTCATGTAAGTGTTGTTTATTACAAGAGATACAAATGGGCCTCGACATAACCTCACGAGTTTTTTTCTATATGTTCGGCTAGAGCTTTGAGTTGAGCCGGGGTAAATGTGCCATCCAGCACGACTTCCTTACACCCCTTATTCCAACTAATATAATTCTTTGTAGAATATACTTCGGTGTCTGTCACAGATGCTCCGCCTAGAGTTTCGCTAAGCGTTAATGTTCGCACAGTGGCCTTCATGTTTTCTGGGAATGGTGCGCCGTGTATGAAATATTCTCCTACGCCAGTCCTAGTGTAGTCTTTTAGACTAGAGGACAGGTCGTACTCTAGTGCGGCTATCTGCTCATCGGTAATATCGAACTGTGTTGCCCATCCCCACTTAAGAACCTTACAAGGACGAATGCCGCGCATGCTTTCGTAGCTAACTGGCCAAATGTACTCATGAAGCCCATCAGACTCCTGTATAACATAGTGGTTTTGCTTTACCTTATAATTGCCTGTAAATTTCAGCCTATCTGTCATAGCCTCGCGAAAATACGCTAGTGACGGACACAGTACAAAATAGGTCATATCAGGCTCCGCTAAGAAGTCCAGTAAGAATCTTGTCAAACTTCTCAGGTCGGAGTTCTAAAAACTGTCTAGGAGTCATTCCGCCAAAGAACGGACTTTCCGTAGAAAACCACTTTTCAATCTTGTCATCTTCCCATTGAAGCTGACCTTTAATTTTAATCTTAGCGTATTCTTCTGTCATTTAAGTGCTCTGTCCAGTCCAATAGCGATAGCGCCGGTTACGACAACTCCCGCTGTAAAATATAAAAACTTTTCCCAGTTGCTAGAGGTTACCGCAGCTTGAGTCTCCTTAGCGAGCTTGTCGTTCTGATCCCTAAGATTGGTGATGCGTTGCTCATATAAACCTTCGTTTTGTTTGTAGATGTCTACGACCTTTACTTGACTCTCAAATAGAGCCTTGTAGGCGTCGCGCTCTTGGAGCCCTACTCGGGCCGCACGCTCTGAGTCATGGTCTAAAAGAACTCCATCAAAGGGGGTGACATCTCCCTTCTTAAGAATTTTAGCATCAGCCATAGCGGCTGAGCTAAGCATTACTCCAGATAATACCAGGGATACCAACTTCATTTTTTACCCTTCCAGAAATCCTCTGGGTTTTCATCTAGAGGTGACTGCAGGGAGCTGAGAATCTGTTTCTGCTTTTCTTCCTCAGCGCTCAGCACACCTTTATTGATTACTTGAGATTCTTTAATTTCAAGATCCTTTTCTTTAGCTTCTACGTTTTTTAGAAGTCCTTTTGCTCCGATGAACTTCCCGCCAAAGATAAGGGCCACAATTCCACCAAGCCCTAATAGGATAGTTTCGATACTCATTGTTCTAACACCTTAATAGCTTTTTTTATAATTGCGGATAACTTGTCATTTTCTGAATAGGCGTCGTCAAGTCTCTCTTCAAGGTGCTTGATCTCGTCGTTGAGGGAATTAATGTGGGCTCGTGCCTCCTCCAAGCTATCTTCCATTTTACGCATCTCAACGTCCATTTTAATAAGCTCATTCTTTAATACGTCGGGGTCACTAGGATCTACAAACATATCATTCCACTCCAAATGCTGAAAAAATTCCCACTACTGGACTAATAATACTCTTATCTGCGTACACCGCAGAATTCACTCCTACCAGTGCGCCAGAAGAGTCTGTCACAGGTCCGCCTGACATGCCAGGAAAAAGCTGCCCAGTTCCGATGACTTGAAATCCCCACGAAGCCAAAGGAACAAAGGTGACACAATTTTTAGTGCGTGCTCCCATCGGATATCCGCAAGCTTGATACTCTTCTGGGTAAGCGACATTGCGAATAGCTAGTTGAGATTGCATTGTGTTTAGCTCTAACTTCTTATGCTTAATCCTAAATTTACGGAAATTAGAAAAGTCTCCATATATCAAAGCATAGTCTAAGCGATGAACTAGCCCTACCACTTTTACATCACCGTAGTGGGTACTCGTGATATCTGTAACGCTCATGCCCGACTCCAGGCCAAGTCCAGAGCCGTTTACAACACAGTGGGCCGCCGTTACAGCATAAGCAGCGTCTACCACTGCCGCGGTACACCTAAAGTCTCCTTTGTAGAGAAGCCTAATGGTAGGGTCATTAGTTTGCGTTTTAAATGCAGTAGCTCCTACTTTGGGCAATCCTCGCGTGATTACCTGAACATCCGGTGGATTTTTAAAGAGCAGCAAAGCTAATGTAGTAATTTGTACTGCAAGAGCCAATACTACTACAAACTTAAGTAGTCTTAGCATTTGCGTCTTCGCCTGCGGAGGCCGTCTTGCCGCCGAAGCTCAAATTACGACGACCGTAATAGAGGGCTGCGCTTGACGCCAAAATTTCAAGGCTCATGCCGCCATTAGCTACCGCGGACGCGGCAACAAGAATGCTGAGCGTAAATGCCTGAACAAAAGCCAACACCATCATAGTGAAGGTCCACGAAGGCTCTTTAGTTTTCGGGTCAAGTAAAACGAGTTTAGAAATGTCCATTACTTTTTCCTTTTAATTAGTTTACTAGTTTTTTTCTTCTTTGTCAAGATGCGTTGATTACGCTCCTGTTCCGTCTTCTTAGCGTGATCTTTTTTACAAAGGATCTGGTAGCCTTCCACGGGACAAAACATACGAGTGATGTAATCATCCCATCCGGTAAATCCCTGAAGTTTTACGACAGGTACAATGTGATCTATCTGAACGTCTTTGCGGCCAAAGATATTCCCACAGTGAGCGCATTTATACTGATTACGATCTACACGAGCCCGCTTCAACGCCTCGTTTCTAGCGGGGTATCTATACGAGGCTTTTCTAAGCTGAGAAATCATCCATGATTTAAAATTAAACATATTACTTTCGTATGGTTACTCTATGTCCACACTCGTTGCAGGTTTGAAGCTTTCTAGCTCCTAGATCTACTGTCTGAAGCTCCCCTTTGCTACAAGAAGGACAATTAGAGTTTTTAGAAGGAGGGGTATATTCTTCCTCGAACCCCGCCTCTTCAGCTATCTCTTCCAGGATGGGCAATCTGTCCTTGCCTTTGGCTAGCTTTCTTACGGCTTTCCTTAGGGCGCGATTTTCATTTTTAAGGCGTTTATTTTCCCTAATTAATTTAAGAGTGGGGTCGTTATCCTTCGCCATTAGCTACAGTTCCTCCGGTGGAGCCAAATCCTGATGCTTGTCTTGTAGAGATTGAGACTTCCTTAACTTCCTCTATTTCCATTTTATAAACAGGAACTAATACCGCTTGGGCAATACGATCGCCTCTTTGAATCGTAACGGTGTTGGAGCCCACATTGTCTAGAATTACTTTAACCTCTCCGCGATATCCACTATCCACCGTACCGGGAGAATTGGCAACTCTAATTTTAGTTTTAGCTGACATTCCTGATCTAGGTCGCACTTGTATCTCTGTGCCTTCCGGTATTTCAAATGAAAGACCTGTACCAACAAGAGCGGTTCGCCCAGGGTAGATAATTACTTCTTCTATGGAATGAAGATCTACTCCACTATCTCCAGGATGCGCGTACTTTGGGATGATAGCTAACTCATTAAGTTTTTTTATTTTCACTTGCATTTTCAATATACCTTGTATCTGTAAGTCTACCGTGTTTATTTAGATCAATCATAAACATTAGATTAGCGGCGGCGTGCGCCAGATGAGATAATCCTGACTCTTCGTCAACATCCTCTCCTGAATTGTACTTGTTTAGGTGGCGTAAGGTAGCTGAAATAAGTCGATGACTTTCAAATCCCCTTTTCCAATTCCATCTGCCATATTTTTTTGCTCCAAACATAAGCACTTGTGAAAGCTCATTAAGAAATGCGGAAGATACGAGGTCAAGCTCTGGCTTACCGCCGTCGTGTTTTACACCGCTCACAGTCGCGCTAGCTCCTTATATAGTTTTTTAGAGAGGGTCAAAATTTCTTCGCCTTTATGGCCGAATAGCTCAGCGAATATTTCTTCTGTTTGAAGTACTGATAAATTAGAGGAATCAATGTACTGATATGAGAAATAAGCGTGTACTAGCTCATGAACTACTACGTGCCTTGATAAGTCTTCGTCGTTAAATACTATTTTTTTGTCTTCGATGATAGTGATGGCTTCGCAGTCGTCGCCGTGCATTCTCATGAATTTATCATGAGAAAAGAGGTATGCTTTCCAAGTATCCCCATAAACCTTAAAGGATATAGGCTTCATTATTTTATTATACCTCAGATTGAGACGTTTGTAAACTAGGAACGCAGAGCTTTTTTCTTTTCGGGGGAGAGTATGTTGATTTTAGACGATACCCATGCGCCACAAGAGGTACATTGAAATCTTTGAAACTTGCCTGTATTCGTGTAGTTATAACCACGTTTCTGAAGCTTGGCGCTTCCACAAGCGCACTTGTTGTTTAGGTCTTCGGAGTATACATTGAAGTTGATAGATTGTGTCCAGGGAGCTAGACAGTTATACAGCTCCTCGGTGGCTAGCACATCGTACATATTGTACTTTTGCATTTCTTTCCAGGCAGACTTATTTCCAGAAAGGACTTGTTTCCACATTTCAAAGCCCGAGAACTTTTCGTGTTTAAGCTTTTTGTATTTCTTATTAATTTTATCCGTCATGTACTCTAGTTTGTGGCTAGTGAATGCGGCTACTTTACGAGACATTCTAAGAGTGTCGGCTTGACGGAATGGGGAATAGGGCTTGATGCCGTGAATGATTAGTCGAGCATTAATTTTCTTTATGTCAAAAGAAGTTGAGTTTTGTCCAATTACTATGTCGGCGGAATCCAATAATTCCCATAACTTAAGCAAGATCTCTTTGTCGTTACTAATGTCTTTAGTCTTACTTTGATCGGCATGCATCACCTTACTTTCGTGAGCCCACTTAGCGGCCCAAGAAAGAATAAACCAATCTTCTTTAATTTGACCAAGCCCTACATTTTGATCTATTAATCCCCAAGTGTATGAAACAAGTGGACTAGTCTCGATATCTAAAAAAAGTATTTTGGGCGATTTCACTTAACTCTCCCTTTATCCTTCAAAACCAGCTCGTAATGTTCTTGGTGCATTTTAATTACGTGGTTGCTCATTTCTAGATGGTTTAGGAGTTTACGAACTTCTTTGTATTTACGCCATTTGTACAAAATGGCCTCGACTTTTTTAAAGTCATCTTGGATCTCTGCTAGATCTTTTTTGAACACTTTGGCGAATTTGTATTCTTTAATATCAAAAAGCTTCATGATGAGCCGTCAAATTTACGATGGCGTCCGCGAACAGGGGTGGATGCATTATTGTCTCCTTTGATCTCGTAGAGTCCAATAAATCCTGGGATTTTCTTTACATCCTCAGATCCACATTCCTTACAGATAGCAGACTCTTCTTTGTAAATGAAGGCTTCGAAGGTAGCGTTACATTGATTACAAATAAAATCAAAACACGGCATAACTATATATTAACCTGTTAAGTATAAATTGTCAATTATTTGGCCTCAGCCCAATTATCCGCTATCAGCGGATCAGTGGACAAAGGCACCTCAATGAGAGTGGTATTCTCCATACAATACTTAATAATATCAGCGGCTTCTTGAGCCTGATCTTCTCGTACAATGGTGGTTATTTCGTCGTGTACTTGAGCACAAATGTAACCGTCAATGCCTCGCTCTGTAAACGTGTCTGCGATGGCGATAGAAGCTCTATTGACGATGTGAGCCGCCAGCGATTGAATAGGATGATTACATGCTAGATTTAAATTAGACTTAAATGCTCTACGAATGTCCATAAGTCCATTCTGTCTAGCGTATTTATGATCTAGTATTTTATCTCCATATTTCTTATAGATCCCCATGCACGACTCTAGGTGTCTGACTCGGCCGAATCTAGATATCGCACGACCATACTTCTTAGCTTGCCAATGGCACTCACGAATATACTTCATAAGTCCCGGGTAGGCTGTGAAATACTTATCTAAAATGTCCTGAGCCTCTTCAGGGGAGATGTCTAGAATCTGAGCAATGCGGAATGCTTCGGCTCCATACACCGCCGCAAGCGCCACTACTTTATAAACTTGTCTAAGCTCAGGCCGTTTGTTCTTTAAGTAATTAGGTGACTTCTTGTCAGCGGAAAACTCTTTTTCTAAGTTATTGGATCTAATAGCGATTGCAGAATATAAATCTTGTTTTTTCTTAAAGATGTCTTGAAGGTCGGCGTCTCCACAGGCTGAAGCGAATCCGCACGGTTCTAGCTGCGAATAGTCAGCATTTACAATTTTGTATCCTTTTGGGGCTACAAAGCCTCGTTTGATCTCGTTGGTATACTTTAAAACTAGAGGTGATAGGTTAGAATCCTCATCTTTGACTCGTGGTTGATTTTGAAGGTTTGGTCCTGTGCAGCTATATCTCCCAGAGGTGGTTCCGAATTGTAGCCAGCCTGGGTATAGTATGCCATCAACTTGTCGGCTCAAAATTCCATCAACATATGTGCTTAGTAGTTTGTTGAGCTTCTTGTAATCTATGATAGTGTCAGCAATTGGGTGTTGGCCCGACAGCTCCTCTAGAACGTCAGCCGACAGTTTGGGCTCACCTGTTTCGGTAAACTCCGTAGGTTTAACCCCAAGCTTGGTAAAGAATAAATAGCGTAGATGATTATTAGATCCTAGATTGAATACATATTTACTATTTGGATATTTCTTATCCCAAAGAACTCGTCGTGCTTTGTCTTCATACTCAAGCACTATGGGATCGTTGTGCATTTCTACCTTTGTCCACTCAAGCCATAAAGAAGCGCCATTTTCAATGGCCCACTTTTCAATCTTATTTTTGGACAAGCTTTCTGGCTCCTGGCCACACATGACTAGTGCCATAGCTTTAGGAAAGTTTCCTTTTTTCTTTGATGGAAATTCTTCTAAAAGTAAATTGTCTGTGTATTCTTTAACTAAAGGCATTATCTCTTGCTGAATGTTATCTTCTAGTTTTGCGATCTGAAATTCAATCTCCTGTTTGAGATTTGAGAAGTGGTCTACGTTGACAGGAAATCCTCGTTGCTTCATGGGAATGGTGACTTTACGATAAAGCTCCATTGTCTCTTGAAGGAATAACTCCCACATTCCCTCAGATTTAATCTTAGCTTCAAATTTATGCCACAGAATTAGAGACAAGCAGCAATCGTGTACACAATACTTTCCAAGCACTTCGGTATCGGCCTTAAACATTTCAATAACGTCTTCTGTAACCTTACCTCCATTTTGTCGAATATTGGCATAAAGCTCCTGTTGAGCCGCATCAGAGCCTTCGCCTAAATATTTGACAGCCACTTCTTTTAGTCCGTGTGGGCGCTCCTCATCGGAAAGTGCTTTAGCAAGAATACCGTCAGCCCATAAGTGTTTAGTGAGATCTGGAAATCCATTATTAATAAATACGTTGATATCGTATGAGATATTCCAGCCAATCAACTGTCTGCCAGCGCAAAGCTTTTTAATAGCTTCCTTAAGCGCCTCTAGTTGCTGTTCGCTCCAAACAAGCGACCCATCCTTGCGACGAATTGGAATATAGAATCCCTCGTGCTCTTCTAGAGCAATTCCGATTCCATATAGTTTAGCCAACTTTTCGTTAGAGCTATCCGTTTCAGCATCAATACAAATTTCTTTCAATGGCTGCTCCTTGGCCCACGAAAGAAAATCAATAATTTTATCTCTAGAATCAATTATAAAATAATTCAAGGAGAATACCACGGAAAGCTCATTTGTTTTGCATCGAGCACTTCTTTTAGAGCATCGTCCCAAGATTTACCACAATCGATTAAATCTTGGATTTCTATGGCCTCCTCGAAATTAAAAGTAGGGTAGTTATTAGGAGATTTTGTCCAATAGTGAGTTTTAAAAAAAGTTAGTTTTATCCAACCATTATTAAGTAATCGTTTTTTTTGTTCATCTTCAGAAAGATGAGAAGAGCCGTCCTTGGCTTTCAGAGCATTAGCTACAATTTCTTCCTTGCAAGTACGACAATAGTGATATGAAAAGCTAGTAAATTGTTTGAGTTCTCCTAGCGTATGGCACTTAGGGCAGATCATCAGTTAAACTCCGAAGGATCGGGCGACTCCTCCGCGGTTAAGTCGATGGGAGATACAATGTCGCTATCTACGATCGTGACTATGTATTTTTTTGCAATAATGTTGGAAATATGTTCCGGGCTCTGGCCCAAATAAATAAACTCATCGTCCTCTTCTAAAAGAATTCCTTCATAGACCATGCTGTGTTTAATCAAACCTTCTTGCGTAGGTATTTGATTAACGCCAGTGGTGAACACTGTTACATGAGATCCCGCAAGCGATTCTAAAATCTTAGACATATTAAAATACCGCCTTAGTGAATTCAGCGATTACCCATCCTAAGGAATACCCAATAAGTCCTAAAAGGATAAAAAAGCCCACTAGATGTCTATTCATTACCACTCACCCTTCTTTTTAGTTTCCTCTTTAACTTGCCTAATCTGAGCTAACTCGGCCTCTCCTTCGTTGTCGATATCCCAAACTTGCCCCTTAAGTCCATCCCAATACATATCCACAGCGAAGAGAGGACCATTGCGATTTTTAAGTGCGTTGATACTCAAATATCTATCTTGCTCTGGTTTCCTAGGATTGAATCCCGGTCTAGATAAGCTTAGCATAAGTGTGAGCGATTGCGCAATAGAACCTGAACCTTTAGCTGCTTGGTACGTAGTAGCTTCTTCCGCAGGGTTAGAATAAAGCTTAGAAGGTTGTAGCAACGTGACTACACACACTGACAAATCATTGGCAATCTGCCTAAGGCGTTGCGCCACTTGTGCCGAAGCTTGAGTGGGGTCGCTGGCTCCAGAAATAACAAGCTCGTTATAGTCAATGATAATGAGCTTGATTTTTTCGCCCGTCTTTTCTTGAGTGTCTACGATGGTTTGTTGAATATCGTCCGGAGTGATTCCAGACTTAAAGCAGAAGTTGACCTTCTCGTATTCCCTTCGAATAAGCTCATGGAACTGCTTTGATTTCACTGGATCATTTCGAAACACTTTGAAGATGTCTTCTTGAGGCAGTCCTGTGTGGCGCTGCAGCAAGCGAAGATAGATCATCGAATGATACACGTCCAAAGAATAGAAGATGCTAGGAATGCCTTGCTTAGAGTTGTGGTTAAGAATCCCCAAGCTTACCGAGGTCTTACCGACACCTGGAGGAGCAAGAATACCGTTTGAAGTGCCCACCATGAATTTCACTCGCTCGTCTAGAGCAGCGATGCCTGAGGTGAGCGCATTCTTATCGTAATTCTGCGTGTAGTCTTGGAATAGAGAAAACACCTGATCAGTAGTAACCACCGAGTTGTTGGCTACTGCAGCGCACTTGTGTGGTCCTAGGGCGTCGCAGATTGATGTGAGCCACGGACTTTTGCCATCTTTGCAGCTATAAGTGCCGCCATTCCAGTTAGGGCTATATACCGCTTCGGCGGCTTTCCAGATGGACTCTTTAGGATACTCTTCTGCTCCTGTTCTATCAGTGGAAGCCTTCACTGCGGACTTAGCCATATAGTAGGCTGTAACTTGAGGATAGTTCAGTCCTCGTGCGGTAGCTAGAATTGCCATGACGGCTTGGTTGCGAATACCATCATTGAAGTTGCCTGAGAGTAGCGAGTATTTACAATTTGACCAGCCTTTAGGAGCACGAGAAAAATCCATAGGATTAAGCTCAGCTACCTCATACTTTGGCTTTTCTACGGAGTTTACGGCCACGATACCAAGATCCACTTTTTGAAACTTAGGTACTTCTTCGTACGCTTCTTTACCAATAGCTGCAACTTCTTTAATAGCACTTACAGCCATGCCGCTAAGATCGATAAACTTTAGTGGGATTTTAAATGCCTTGGTCTCTGGATGACGAGTAAAAGGAACCCGAATAATTCTAGAGGGGTTGCCAATGACACGGTCATTGCTAACCAATCCTTCGGCTAGCTTTGACGTGGTGGCTCTAAATTGATCTACGGTGATAAGCTTGTCTCCCGACAGAGCCACCGTAAATCCTTTCTTACCACTAAAATAAATTTGAATCGCTTCTTGAGAAATTCCCTTAGCGATAAGACGCTTAACGAGTTCTACGGCGTCTTTTTTAGAAACTTCCAAATCTTTGGAGTCGAAGTCCCACACCAAGTTATTAGTAACGACTTGAGTGATGCCGGAGATAGTGCCTTTACGCTCAAACTCTTGCTTTTGATCTTCATTATAAAGATAGAGCGATCGGTAATAATCTACATCTTTTCTAATGTGATTATCTAGCTCATCTGTATATGGGATGAGCTTGCCCTTATCAGATAGTGTTTCACAGAGACGATAGTAAAGCATGAGGTTCCTTTGGTTGAAATAGGAGCCTTCCGTGGCTCGTGATGTTGGATGGCTGGAACAACAGCTTCATGCTGTGCTTTGGGGGAAACTATTTATTGTTTGGTGGAAGATAGAGTTCCTTAACCGTGTTGGCGTAAATAATCTTGACGCGTCCAGCACCGTTAGAGATTTCAATCTTACCCTCGGATTCAAGCTCAGCAATCTGCTCTTCTGAGAGGCGAGCACGAGGATCAACTACCGTTAGCATGGTGCCTTTTTGCAAATCGCGAAGAACTTTGATATATGTGCCCTCTCCGCTCTTTTTTTTATTGACTACAGCAACCAAGGTCCAATATTTACCGTTATTGTTATCCATTATTCTTTTTCTTTCTTTCTATTATGAGAGTAGCTCATCACTACCATCTTAGCATTATACAGGCTGGTCGTCAAGGTGAACAATTCAATTTCTTGGGGGGACGCGTGCTTTACTTCATCCTGCTCCAAAGGAAATAGGATAAGGTTTCGCAAAAGTCTCTCCATTTCACCCTTAGACATGGTGCGCAATTGGAATGAGAACGCGGGCGCCTTCTCGCTGTAGAACTTAGCTTCCTGTTCTACAACGTCCTGAATTTCCTGATCTAATTCTTTAGAATCCATGATTGTCTCGTGCTGCTCCGTTGGTGCGGGGCTTAAAGCTAGAACGCTTAGTGGCTTCCGCGGTAGAGGCTGCCTCAACAGGAGCCGTAGTCTCTGCAGGCTTGGTTACCGGAAGCGGCGTGGTGGGAGCCGTGATGCTTGACTTGAGAGGGGCGGTAGTAGTTGGTTTTTCTGGTCCTGGCTTGGCTCGCGCTCCGATCTCGGGAGAATCCGAATCGGCTTCTGCCATATCTTCCGTAGGAATACTGAAGGTTTGAATGAGAGCATACTTAAGAGCTGCGGAAAGCGCTTTATTCGTAGCTTTGTCGCCGCTATCCAGTCCTTCCGCAGCAATAGGACCCACCGCCACACTTGATCCATCTTCTGCGTAGAAGGTATATTTTACTAGGATGTGAACATGTTTATCAATACCGTTCTTTCCGCTAGAGCGAACCACTTCCTGAAGGACATGCTCTTCCTTTACCACCTCCGGAGCCATGAACACACCGTGTTTGACGAGAGCGGGGTACAGCGCATTTACAAACTGATCAATGCCTCGAAATTTAAACCCTTGAGCTACGTTCTTTTGATCTTTTCCAACGGATTTAATCTCGCTCATCACCAAAGACATTTTTTTATAAATCAAACCTGTATTAGACATCTATACTCCTTAAGGCGTATTGTTACGCAGCTCATAGCTACGCACATTATATTTAGAAATGGCGTGAGCTTTGGTTTCGCCACACGAGATCACACTAGTAATCTTAGCATAATTTTTATCAACATTAAAGTCAATTTCAACTACTTCCCACATTTTAGTTTCTTGGTTATATCGTGTAGCCAGCGCCGTACCTTCGCTTTTAGGAGCAACGCTACTAATCTTTTCCCATCCAGTTTCCTTACTCATTCTGCTCTAATCCCTTCATACTTCCTTTGTGACATAGATTAATATACGGACAAATTAGATTGCCGTTTTTGCAGGCCGCCAAGTTCTTATAAAAAATTCCTAGCTTAATCATCTGGTTAATATCAATGAAGTTATCTAAAATGAGGTTCTCTGATTCTGGAGTAACCTCATTAAGTACTGTTTGAATGTAGCATTCTGGATTTACTTTTACAATCCACTCACCGCCACAACGCTTCCCTTCGATCTCATTGTCGCAGGTCTTAGCTCTAGATCCGGTGCCGTCATGACCACATTGAGAACATTTCTTATCTTTATTAAGTTTGATGTTCTTATTAAGAACGATGAAGCCGACGCCGGCAAGATTATACTTTTCTTTGAGAGTGTGATAATATAGCACTAGCTGCTGAGAGCGGGCTGCGGAATCTTCGTCGTACGCTCTAGCTGAGGTCTTATTGTCTAGTACGTAATTCTTGCCGTCTTTGTATGTAGCGACAAGATCCACGAATCCCGTAATCTTATCCCCTTCCTCGTTCTCTAGCGAAATCTCTTCCTGGATAGAAACTACTTCGATGATTTGTGGGAGCACTTTATCAAAATAGCTCTTAATCATCGCGTGACCCTTTCTACGCATAGAAAGCCAGTTTAGATGATTATATTTAGCTTGGGTAGCTGGGACAATGTTATCCCATCCGATGCTAGCCTTAAGCTCCTGAATTTCTTTAATGAAGTCGTCAGGGGAGTTTTGGCAAATATATTTCGCGACTGTCTCTAAATCATCTTCGATGAGAAGGTTTGAATCAAAGTCGGAGGCGCCATATACTAACTTGGTGTTGTTTATAAGCTCCTCGTAGGAGTTACCTATGCGTCCGTTTTTCCATTTAGCGTCAAATATTTCAATGGCCTTATTGTAATTACGATCAATAAGAAGATTATTAAGGGCCTCGTCAATAGCGGAGCCAAAAGCAAGAGCGGAATGAAACACTGTTTCGCGAACGCGGTCGATATAGTGATATTTATATCTTTGACCGCACTCGCTATAAAGTCTAAGTGAGCTGTGACTTAATTTAGTCGCCACCTGTATAACCGCCCTCGTCAATCATTCGTTCAAACTCTTTAACAAGATCATACTCTACATCTTTAGATTTGTCAAATTTATGGTTGCAGTATTCGCAGACAGAAGCGGAGTCACTCTTCTGAATGACTCCGCAGTATGAACACCTTACTGTACGATTGGAGTGTATGTCGCTAGATCGCATACATCTCGTACTTCCAAAGGCATACCAGAAGCCATTTTACAATTCTCAACGACTTCTCTAATCTTTCGATTTTCTTCTAGAGCGCTGTAGTCAATAGTGTTGTTAGCCTCAGTGTAGAAAACTCCGCCTCGAGCTGAGTCTAAGAATCGGGAAACGGCTTCGTGCGGCATAGCCCAAGCATATCCAAGTTCTCCTCTACCAGCAAATACTACGGCGGAAAGCTCATTTTTAGCATTGTATACTGCTGAGCCAGATGATCCTGGCATGATAGTGGCAGTCACTAGAATGGATTCATAGTTTTTAATAATCGGAATACCTCCAAGGAACAAACACAACATTCCATTAGAGTTCCAATCTTTAGTTTCACATTTACGAATACCTACCATGATAGGAATAATGCGTAATTCTGAGAAATGTCCTTCACTTACTACTGTTGGATATAAAGCAGGATGACCTACGATAGTGGCCTTAGAAAGATGCTTTGGTGCTGTGCTCGCTACCTCAGTGTTAATTTCTAAATTCTTATCGACTTGTACAAGACATAGATCATATTCTTCCGAGCTATAATAGCGTTTAATGGAAAAATCTCCGATATGCGTACTAGCAATCGCTGGACCAGTTTTAGCCAATTTACAAACGTGTGCGTTTGTTAAAATGGTGGATACTGACTCGGTAGATTCAAGAATAACTCCAGTACCTCCGCTACGCTTATTAGGCCTTGAAATTATTACAGAAGATTTACTAAGCTGTTCCGTAGTTGGAGCGGAAGTATTTAACATCCACGTCAAAGCAACAATGCTCAACGCGGCCAAAAGAGTGGGCAATTTAAAAGAACGCTTCATTTAGTGCTCCTATCAATGTCTTGTCTGACGGTTTTTCCGGTAAAGATGGCGGTAGAAAAGCTAGTGCCGGACACTCGCTCATCTCCTACGGAAACGTCTACGCCTAATTCATAATGTTTAACTACGGAACCATAATTAGAAGAGTCAGATCTATTTCCTCTAGCGTCAATAGATCCTATAACATAGATTCTTTTGTCGTACATAGCAGGATAGTATTTTGGTTCGATAAGCCAGGACAACTCTATTCCCTCATTACCAGCCGCTACAAATATCTTGGTGCCTTTATTCAAATGCGCTTTGACTAGTACCTCTTCGTAGTTGGTTCTATAGGTGCCTGAAGAGCTGTAGTTAATATATTTAACATTCTGATTAAGAAGATAGGAAAGAGCTTTTTCTGAAGCTTCAACATTTTCTTTGCCAGTCTGTCTATCGTCAAAATATTTAACAATAAGTAAGCACCATTTATTTTTATCAATAGAAGCTAGCTGTTCGCTAATCAAATATGCTATCGGCGTTCCATGTTTAGAACGATCTTCTAACTTGCGGTCTTTAGTAAAGCTGCGATGTCCTGTGGGGCACAAGTTTAACGCCGGCTTATTTGTATGCTCAGTAAGTCCAGTATCCACAATGGCTATTTTTAGCGGCTCAGCCAATACTAAAGAAAATGATAATAGCCAATATAACATCATATCTATCAAATAGTATACTATAGTATTATAGCGCTGTCAAACTAAATTTCGCATACTCCAGAAACACAAGCTAAATTTTGAGCACCTTCTGTTTGATCTTCTAGCTCATATACTGAAAGCTTTGAGTATTCAATCTCTGGAAATTTCTTAGACAATTCGGCATATTGCTTGGCAGTAATCTCTTCATATGGAGCTAATTTATAGATGCCTCCGTCGTAAGGGAGAAAGGAAACTCCGTTGATATATTCCCAGTTAGTATATACCCAATTACCTACTTCAAACCATTCATCATCTTTGACATAGATAGTTGCTGATGCACTATGCTCACACCAGTTGTTTTGAATTTTTTTATAATGTTCAAGCTGTTTGATAGCCGACATGTCTTTACGAGTAATGCATCCTTCTGGAGCCTTTACAGGAAACTCAACAACCCAAGTAGTCGCCGTATCCTCCGATTGACCTACTTCTGGTTTCATGGGCGCACCCTGATCTTTTAGAAGTTTACATAACGGGTCGGTGCTAGAAATACGATAACGACGAATATAGTATTCAGAATATCTAGTATGAAGTCCGCTAGCCGAGTCTACGACCTGCGATACGGTGCCGCTCGGCTTAGTGCAGGTGATCGCGGCCGGCATGTTGATGCCTAGCTTTTCAGAAGCGTGTTTAGCCACCTTGATAGCTTTCTTTTTCATGGCTCTTAGAGTTTCGGGGGTTAGGATGTCTGGATTATCCATTTGACCCGTGAGACTCACTCCAAGAAGTCGCTCCTCTTCTGAATTGCTCTTCCAAGAATCTCTAAGGTACGGATGATAAGTGAAAGTCGATTGAATGGCTCCAAGCCAGGTTGCTGTTTCAACTTTATCGAGTAGCGTGTCTAAATCATCCTCAGCTCGTACCACAACCTCCGAAAGGTTGCAGAATTCATTATTGCGAAGTAAAATTTCCGAGCAAGGATTTGTTCCTCTGATTAGCTCCGCTTTTCTCCTAGTCGGCGCTTTGTTCCTAGCGCCTTCTAGGTTAAAGATGCCTCGCTCACCGCTGCCGCTAGAAGCAAGAGCGGACCACTCCCTAAGAAATTCTACGGCGCTTGGCTTTTTGTAGTATATAGCGCTATTGTTGGCCATGTATCTGTGAGCTGGAAATGGCGGCATTTTGGCTAGCCGCATAGCCTCATCATCTAAGTCTGACAGGGAAATTTGTGATGATCGACGCACTCCTCCGACTACCACAATTTCAGCGATTTTATTACAGATATCATGTACTTCTAAAGTAGTTAGTTTTCTACCCTGAGCTTTATCAAATACTTCTTTAATAAACTTATGAAGTCCCATCAGAGGCTCAGGGCCAGAGGAGCGCCCTCCCATAGTCTTGAGCCTAGCGCCTTTGGGACGCAGAAGGGAATAGTCAAAGTCGAGATTTTTGCCGTCATAGAGAGCGACTAAAAGCGCCTTTACACTATCAGCCCAACCCTTTCGATCATCCGTTATTACCATCGTGCCGTTACTTTCTGGCTTAGCAATAGCGACGGACGGTAGTTTATCTACAGACTCTTTTGTAACAGAAAATCCGAACCCTGTACCGCACATCAAAATGTATAAACATTCTGAAAACGCGTCAATAGAGTCCATCTCAGCAAATGAGCAGTTGAAGATGGTGGTGTTGTCCGCTTCCGCTGCGGGTCCGGCTGCCCACATTGCTCGCATAGAAGGCATAACATCGAAGTTAAGAATATAGTTGCGAGCCTTTTTAATCACTTTAGAAGGCAACTTACCTTCTGTATGCTTTTCGATAAACGCTATATAGCGCTCTACAGTTTCGGGCCACGTTTCTCGCCGACCAAGCTCGTCAACCCAGCGACTATAAGTACGAGTGTACACGAATTCCGCTGCGCGATTTTTAAAATACATGCTGTTTCCTCTCAGGAGTTATTTATATTTTTTAGTTAGTTTGCTTAATTCTTTAAAAAATTTATCTATGAATTTAGGATCGTCTAATCGTTTATCTCCAGCAGAAATATTAGTCAGACGCATAATCATTATTTTTTTTGATTTTTTATCAATTTCTTTTTGAGTAGTCTTTATTTTATTAGTGCTGATTTTTTTAGGCATCATTACAAATTCGCTACCATCGAAAAACAACGCATATTTAGACTTTAACTGGTTAAAAATAAACCCAGGAAAAATATCTAAATATTTAAAAAAATCACTTATGATATCGTCTTCAATATAAGAGAGACTAATTGGCCAATAATTACGCTGACTAAAATGAGTGTCGTCTAACTCTTTAGTTTTAGTCTTAATTAGTTTAGTTAAAATTTTATCGTAGTGCTTCATTAGAATAGTATATAAGAGAATAGATTATATGTCAAACTACTCCTCATATAGATTAGTGACATCCAGCCATTGAGACATATCCTTAGGCTTGTCATAAGCCGCGGATCCAACTACAAATGTTTTACCTAGCGTAGGATGTCCTTCTAGACGATATATAGGAATGAGCCCAACGCACGAATCAGTGACATATAGACATTTAAAATCTACGTCTAAGCAGCTAGTGTGTCGGTAGATATGATTAGGTTCCATTACTTCCAAATCTCATCAAGCTCATTAAAAAGCTCAGTAACACCTCGGTCCTGCATGTTCTCTAATTCCAAACGCACATCCTCCGGCCAATTAGGTGAGCATCCTGTAGTCGCCGTGGCTGCATTTCCTGGCCTTCAGTTCCGCAATGGTCGCTGTCTTAAATTTAAAGAAACAGATGCTTTAGTTTTTATAGAGGAGTTGTTCGATTTTTTTATTTTTTCTAATACTACTCTCGCTAAATTAACATCTCCAGCTAATGTAACTAAACAGGTTTCTATAGTTTGAGAATTCCAATATTTTTCACCAATAGCTGCATTTTCTTCATAAAATGCAATACTTTCTAAAGCATCTTTCATAATTTTAAACTGTTCACTTTTTGTCATATTTATTTATAATTTAAGTTGTTTAGGGAAGTTTCCAAATCACATTATTATGTTTAATTTCATCTTTACTCAAAGATTTTGCGCAAATACCGGGATCTTTAAATAAAATTCTATATTGTGGATATATTAGTAGTTCTCCGCTTGTTGCTTCAATAACATGCATCATTTTCCAATGCTCGGGGTCTCTGCTTAGATCATTATTACCAACATAATCAATGGAAAATCTATAATAACCATTTATTATTCTATCTTTTGTGGTTTTTACTGTGCATGGCATATATCTCAGCAAATCAATAGTAATTATATCTATTTCATTACTTATATTGTCCCACATTACAGATTCAGATAAGCTAATTTTGGGAGCTTCTGAACTAAAACAGATAGCATGAGGAGGTAATCCAGTATAAAAAACTCCATTTTCAAGTAATACTTGAAATTGTATAGTTTGATTAGAAAGTGCTCTTACCGAAGCTAATCTTCCTTCTATAAATTTAAATTTATTGTTATAAATAAATTCTTCTCTTAAAAATATTGTAAGAGGAGGAGTGTTTTTATTCAAATTTTATTTTCCTTAACCAATATTATTTTAATTTATTATTTGATCTTATCCTTAATTCTACTAGTCATTTATGTTACTCGTCGCGCTTTATCGTGAGGGCCGGGATTCTTTCCGGCAGCCTAGGCCCGTCATGTGCTCACGCCGCCTCACGAAACTTTATTCTTTCAGCTCTTTTACGTCAAACCATTTACTATGTTTCAGTGCATCTTCTAAATGTATATCAAAAGGCCAATGCCGTAAACACGCATATGCTCTACGTCGAATATTTTTAGGCACCTTAGGTGTTTTCTTTGGATCTAAAAGATCTAGCAAAAACTGCTTTCCATACTGGAGCGCTCGCGTACGCTCGTCAGGCAAGGTCATTTAGCCTCCCAGCAAAGCACCATCTGGCCTTCAATATATTCAAACCAACACACATGTTTATCAGACATGTACAGCAACATGCTGTGTGTAGACTCTTCTGGTGGAAAGCGATTAATCATAAATTTGGGGCCTCGTTGTGGGTGTAGGTGAGGCTAAACCTACAGTCAATCCGTTATAAATCGGCAACCCTAACTTAATTATATTAAATCACACTACTAACTAGAAGTCAACTCCTAAAAGCACCGATCCTGTTTTATTAGTCTGCACTTGAGCGCCGATGGACAGAGTGTCATTAAGCATTCTTTGGTATTGGGCTCCTCCCACCACTCCGGTATCAGACTCCACTTCAACAGTGCTTCCTGCCTGTGTAGTAGTTAGTCCTCCTTGATTACCGTGTCCTCCGAGTAACGACACGCGATTTTTCTTACTTGTGGAGCAACTGAGCGTTTTAGAACGCTCTGTTTTAGTTACTACAAACTGCTGTTTCCTTGGCACCACTTTAAACTTCTCGGCTGGTACCGCAGACTCCACTCCATCGGCTCTGCGAACAATAATAACCGCTCCTTTAAGGTGACTAGGAACATCCGTACTAATCACTTTCGTTTCTGTCAAAACCTCCTCACTAACCTTTTCAACACAGTCAGAAGCTAAAGAAGAAACACTAAACAACATGCTAAAAATAATATATTTCATATATTTCCTTAGTTATTGAGGGCTTGGCCGGTGGTTGCTGAAGGGGTGGATGATACATCAAGGTTAGCACTTACTGTGACACGACACTGCGCTCCATTGCGATCGGTGGTGACATAGCTACCTGGAGCGAGTAGTGTGAGCCGATCAAGGTGCGGGCCACCGTCATATAGTGCCAAAATTTTGCCGTCCGTAAGTCGTAGAAAAATTTCATCATTTGCAAACTCTTGTCCACAAGGATAAATATATCCTTTAATACCAATTGCATTAGCTAGTGCGTTTTGTCCTGGTTCGCCCTGCGGTCCTTGCGGACCCGTCGGGCCTACCGCACCGTCTTCGCCGTCATAGATCATTTGGCTAGTGCTTCCGCAAGTAATACGAGCACCTCCAGAGGCATTAGCGATGCTGCAGCTAGTACCATTTTGGCCATTTACTCCATTATAAACATAAGCTACAGAATTGCCGCAAGTAATGCGAGCGCCGTTCGACAATTGCTTTACTTTACAATCCTCACCGTCTTCACCGTCATGGATGAATACAGGGAATTGATTTGGGCAGGCCAGATACACTCCAGAAAAGAAAAGTGAACGATAGGCTTGGCAACTTGCTCCTGCCGGTCCTGTTTGTCCTACAGGCCCTTGAATGCCCTGTGCTCCTTGTGGGCCTTGAACACCCTGCGGTCCCTGGGCACCGTTTAGAACAACGGAAGATGATCCATCGGTACACGAGATTCGCGCGCCCACCACAGCAAAACTTTCTTCATCGAGTTCTGCGGAAACCGAGCAGCTTGTGCCGTCTTTTCCTGGCTCCCCTTTAAAAATTTGAACCACTTCTCGGGCAGGAGAACAACTAATAAAAACCAAAGAACAAAACAGTAAAATCCAGTTACGCATTAATACTCCTTTAGTTAAGGTAGGCCCTAACAGAATATCCTAATTTTTCTAAAACGTCAACCTCAATTTCACTCTCTTCTATGGAAAATCCACCCAGATGCATCAATATATCGCGCATTACATTTAAAGCATACACTAAGCGAACGCTTTGCGCCTTCTCATAGGACAGCCTATCCCGCATCACTCCAATCTGTAAAGCGTCATACCTTCTGAGTCCTTCGGAGAGGTAAAAGCTAACCCGTTCTTTATTCTCAATTAAAAATAAAAGCACGTCGTCAGTACGTTGTACGTTTGGGTCAATAGACATCATTTGAATCATTTGTGCTTTTTTCATTCTAGTTCCACTTCTTCTAGCAGCTCCATATGCTCTAGATTGATGGAAGTAATCCGGTGAATTGGCACCAACTCAGCGGTGTCCACCTCAATAAAATTACGGCTCGACATAAGAATTTTTTTAATGCATTCCGAGCTGTGTTTTACGCGCAGAGTAGACATTAAAAAATAATATTCCCCTTTAACAGTTAGTTTACGGGCTCCTCCTTGATATTCAATAGTGGCAATAGATACTCCTAAATTAACCATCTTGGTTTTTTTAGGTTTCTTTTTAAACCACCCCATCATATTGCGCCGCTCCCGTCCGGCTTATTAAAATATTCTAACTCGCTGATACGCCAATCATCGAAGCGTTTGATTTGCTCGGCTAGTTCTTTTTGCTTATTCATATTGATAATTTCAAGAGCGAGTTCTCCCGAATTAGAATGCACTTTGTGGGCAAACACGAAGGCCCACTGTCCCATGCTCATACCATCCCACAATGCGCGACTAGGATACAGCATTTAATCTTCCCTTTCTGTGCGAACATAATTAGCTGTCGGTGCTTTAAGTAGCTCAGAGGCTTCGAAGATGCGTTCCTTACTTACGGGCAGCTCCGTAGTTTCGTCCACTAACATCTTGGGGTTGCCCGTGTGAGGATCATTGCGCCAATAGCCAATGAAAGTGGCAAGTCCATCCTTACCGGGACCAAATAAGTTTTTTACGCCGTATTGTTTACCTTTAACTAACTCCATTCGTCGTAGCTTCCTTTTTCTGTTCATTTCTCTGAGTGAATTCATTATTCTAAAGCCTCTCTCACCATATCAAACAATTTATCTGTTAGCGATTGAAATTGTGAGTCATTTAAAAGCCTACGATTATTATGCAAGGCCTCCAACAATTCGCGATATTTTTACGCAATAAAAATCGAGCTTGGGACTCTGCGTCGGCATGATCGCTTGCCACGACTTCAGTACCCAAAGTCAACATAGGGTCTTTTTGATTTCTAAATACCACCCTGTACTTTTTAGTAAATTTCATTTTGTTTTCCTACCGTCCCTTTTATTTTTTCAATAGAAAACCTAGAACGCACCTTTAAATAATAGTCATCTTTGTGTGGTTCCTTTACCTTAGAGCCTCCCGTTCTCCCTCGGTTATAGCACACAAGCCAAGTGTAATTTTCTTTATGCTGACACACCTCTCGGTATTTTACAAGCAATTTGATACCTTCGGGAATATTTACTGAAATATTTTTTAGTGCCTTGGGATCTCCCGAATAATTAACCGGCATAACCTGAAGCACTCCCACCGCACCCTTATTAGATACCGCGTGGGGATCGTATCGGCTCTCTATTGCCGCCACTGCGCGGACTAGTGCCGGATCTATTCCGGTTAGTCTTGCATGGTATTCTATTAAGGCGTTAATAATAAATTCCATCATTCACACCTAAGCCAGCTATGATGCACTATTGACACAATGTTAGCTTCTAACCCCGGTTCTTGCTCCTCTGTTAGCTCGTTGCACTTATGACAATGCCACCATCGGTCCTGAGGCAACGGTTTAGAGCACGCTCTACACTTGCGCTCCCTGCGTTGATAAAGAGGCTTAGAATAAAGCCTAACACACTCGGGGCACGTGTCCCCGTTCTCCCAAACATCACCATTAACGTCAAGCGTTTTTTTTGCCTTTGTGCTTTGATTTGAAACGCCTTTTTTGCGACACACTTGGCAATTAAGCAATACCGTTTTGACTCGCATGACTAAACTCCTTCCGGTAAATCTCTGAAGCGCCGACGAAAGGCTCTCCATGGTAGGGTCGCCAAAATCCGGCCACGTTAATATAAAATTCCACTATCTCGCACCTTCCATCGGCCACTAGACCACGGGCTCGAAACTTAGCTTGAAACAATAGATTGAATTCCCTAATGCGCTCCTCGTAATGTTTTGGCTCTATTAGTCGGATCATTTTAATCCTTTCAAAATTAAGCAGTCAATCGCCCGGATAACATTTTGCTTTGGTGTCTTAGGATCATATCCCATTTTTTGAATGGAAGCAAGGCTAGCCTCCTCAATTTCTGAGATACTTGCGCCTAAGTTAGCGGTAAACTGTACGCGAAACTCAAATAGCTCTCTATACCTATAATCCCCCATTTCTCGCACTCCAAGCCATCCTAACGCGCTCTTTTTGCGTCCACTCTGGTAGTCCTCAACGGTCCATCGTGTCTCGGGGATACTTTCGAAGTAGCGTCGTGTCTCAAGTAGTGTCATTTTAAATCGCTCCCTTTTCTAATGCTCGTTTGATTTTCTCTTGATATTCCGTCATGCGAGACAATTGCTCCGCATCAAGCCGGTGACCATGCTGCACTAGTCGCAACAATTCTTTAAAATATTTCCCATTGTGGGCATCAAACACCGCACTAGCCTTACCTATTAGATCAATCAATACCTGCGCATGATCTTGTATTTTCATATTCGCCTCTCAGTCAAACATTAAATCGTATGTTACAGCGACCACAATAAACAATACTAACAATATCATTATTTTTTACCGTATTGTGCCAACATATAGTCAGAATAACCCTCATTAGACTCATAGGAATAGCGGTCATAATCGTCCATCACGTCACGACTGCCAAAGGCACGCGCGGCCAATGAATCAAGGCTAGTGGTCGCGGTTAAGACTAAAGGTTTAATTTCTTGCTGATACACAATGTCATTACCTTCGAATACCGCGTGTGTGTTATCAAGGATTAGCTCCGGGTGCTCGACTTTCCACTTCATGTCCTTGGCTACGCGCTCGATGATATCGGTAGTGGTTGCAATAACATATGACCTAATAGTGCGGCACCACGCGATATAAAGCGACGCGCGACTATCTCGAATAACGTGCGTCGTGCCTCTCTTGTCTTGAATGATCATCGCATAATAGCCTGTAACATTTTCCTCAATAGCTTCCATCCCCCCCTTTTCCCAGTACCTAAGAAGAATTTCTGTATCGCAAGTCGTGGTTAGCTTGGACTTTACTTCGTTAGTAAAGTCTTGCACGACTCCGTTATGAATTAGCGAAACTTTGTTATTCATGAAGGGGTGGGTGTTCTCGATGGTGACATTATTAGTGCTAAGTCTCCCATGCGCCATGAATGATTTATTGCCTTTTTGCTTCACCTCTCCGAAGCAATTTCGAGTCTTCTCAATGATTGGTAGCTTGTCGGTGCGCGTATCTTGATTTGTGAATTGCAGAGGTTTCCAGTTGAAAGGCTTAGTGGTACGCTCACCGCTTATGGTGCCGTCCGATCCTAGAACGGAATAACCAAAACCATCCTTATCACTCAAGGCGCAAACTGCGTCGCGCACGCTATTGATAAACTTAGAGTTAACATTCAAATTGCTAGCATCAGTCACCGCGAAAATCTTGCACATAATAAACTCCTGTTATTGTTATGATTATTAAAAAGGCATTCCATCGCTACCCGTAGCGTCATATCCGGGCAATGGTCCTCCGTTAATGACCGCGCTAACGCTACCCTGAAGGCTAGGCGACACAATGACTTGCATCGGTAGCGTCTGCGTGCTCTCCTCATTGTCGTCTAACACTTGATCAACTTCGGAGGACACCTCGGGGGAGAATTTCGCGACACGTTCGCGGATATATCCCCTCAAAGTCTCCGATGCGCCGACAAGATGCGCCACAACTTCCATGCTATCAACGCTAGACTTAATAGCCTTGCATTGCATAATGCCCTGAAGCAATTCAATCCAAGATGCGATTTTAGACGCATCTGTGCTCCCACTATGGCCGCGAATCTCAAGCGTGCCGTACTTGGAAAGGCTATGCATATTCACAAACGCGTAACGCGATCCCCCGCGCCTAGCGTTAATAGTAGTGGCGCAAAATCGGTTATCCCGGCGAGACTTAGGCAACATGCGCTTAAGAGCCGGGACACAATGAGCGACACGGTTAGCCTTGAGAGTCACCATGCGGCTAGACTCCGTGCGCATGTCAAAATGCACATGGAGCCCACAAGTACGGTTAACCCAACACCCTAGCTTATTCAATTCTGCGCAAACTTTAAATAGCGGCGACATGTCCGACTTTTTAAAGCTAACGCAGATCTCTTTACCATGTGACTCAGTGCCACACTCACACCGACCGTCATTGTCTTCTGTTTCTTCCATGCTACACGAGGAGTCATGGGGATTGAGTGATCCGTCATTTTTAATGGTGACAAATTTACTTAATCCTAAACCCCTGATATTTTTGGCAAACGCATTTTCCCTAGCCTGAGAAGTGAAAAAACACTCGATTTCTACACTAATCCACTCTCCCTCAAACCCCTCGGGATTTTTGGAGCTATAAACTACGCGAGATAGCTCTACGATTTGAGAAACGGACCATTGCCCCTCATTACCATATTGATCAAGCCTATCGGCCAACATGTCGACACCTGCGCTGCGTAAATGCTTGCGATATGTCTGCAATGAACGCTTTATAACGTCCTTAAGTTCATCGGGCAATTCCCCCTTGTAGTTATCAATCAAAAACTTATAGGCGGGATTGAGGTTGGCGATAAAAGCGGCTTTACGAGAATTTGACATATTAGCAAGCCTCCCATGTTTCAACGGTATTAAATTCATCCACCAAAGTCAAGGCATATTCCAAACTCTCAATGCCTTGAATGCTCCAAAGGATTTTGTCGCGATAGGACGCCCTAGAATTGATTTTCTCAAATTGGCTAGGGGATACGACGGCACACTCACCTGTTATCAATTTAAAGACAATATACATTTTAAATATCCTTTCATTTCAATAGGTTAATTTTTAGAATTTTGACTAAGTGATCACACAGCACTCCTTAAAACCCCAAACTGTAAAGCCATAGCGATGAATTTGAATAAAAGCGGGTTTATAGGTCACCGACCCGCCATTGAATGAACCAGGTTTACCGGCGGCATCTTGGAAGTACTTGTCGCAGTCTCTAAAAGCCTTTAGAGCATCTTCCTGGCATTTATAGGCGTCGTTAGGCATGTAATAAGATCCTCCCACTAGGCTAGTAAACTTTTCAGGGTTACCAAAGCCCAACACCTTGCGTGGTGCATCATAATCAGAGGCATCATCGGAGACGGACACGATGACCACGCTTCCGTTGTCCGCAGTGTACCACAAGAGACTAGGAAGCAATGCGGCTAGTGGTCGATACTTCTCACCGCTTAGAGATAATTCGGAAAGGCTTTTAATGGACTCAATGACTGACTTGACTTGATTATTCATGATTATAAGGTGTTGCATCGAGCGGGCCAACACAAAACCTTAATGATATCGCGGAATGCTGAGACGGAATGCTGTAAAACTTTCAGGCAGAGTCTAAGCCTTAGACACCTAGTCCCTATATATATATATATATATAAGAATATAATTATAATACATATATTAAGTATTATTAAATAGAATATAATACATATTAAGTATAATATAATAAGTATTAAGTAGATATTAATAGTATATAGTAACTATTATTAGTATATAGTTAACTTAACTAATATAAAGTAACTACTAGTATATAGTAGCTACTAAGATATATTAAGTATTTATATATAATATGAATCACTTAATAAAAATTAAGTGAACTTAGAGAGAGGCTCTAAGAGGATATAAAACACTTGAGCGAAAGCGCAAGTGTGTGAAAGGACAGGGGAATGAGAGATGAGAAAAGATGGAGGTACTAGCTCTGCAATTTCTATGCCAAGTCCCAATATTCCTCACCCAATAAATAACTCGACTTGGTAGGATACTCGGTAACACTCAATGTCCCCAACACTTCGGAGTCACCATTGAGATAAAACCTAGTAACCTTATGATTTTCAATATAAATTAAACTTGACAACATAGCTTTCTTAGCAATATCAAGTACTTGATTCTCTTGATAAGAGTCAACACAAATAACTAGAATAACACATTGACCATTCTGTGTCAAGTATTGCAAAGGTATATTGCAATCTTTAAGCCAATTATAGGCCCATTGAGTAGCCTCTAAGTTAGTAGAACTAGAACGCTCTGAACGATTAAGATTTAAAATATATCCTTTATGCTCTAATGCAATCATATCATAGCCTTTCGTATAAGTCAAGCAGCTATAGACTCATTGTCGACCATGTTGGCCAACTTGTCAATCTCTAAAGCTAGCAGATTAGCTATCACATAATCGGTAGGACAAGCCTCAAGAGAGTCTCTTAGGGCTTTGATACTTCTGATTAGTTCTAATACTTCAGGTGTCATACAATTACCACGATATATCCTTAGGATATCAGGGAATGATATTGAGTCAAGGTTATTTTGTGGACTCTGATAACTCTCATGCTATAGGGTATTGCATAGGCAATGCCAGAAATAAACTAATGATAATGCTATGTGTCAATGGAGATTAGTGTAGAACTTTTAGGCAGTGTATAGTTCTTATGCACTCATAGTTTTTATGCAAGGACTATACCACAATAGCTTGGCATATATCTTGCAATAAAACATTTTGATTGGCAAGGGAATTGCTATAGCAAGAATCGTGCCAGATTAGAGCTGGCATAGAGCTTGCAGGGGGAATGCTGTGTGCAAGTATAGTGCCAGGCATGGGGATTGCAGGGGGGGTGCAAGAAGTGTGCCAGGGGGGGGGTAGGGTACTTTTTACGGGGATTAAATATCGATAGTGATATCCAACAGATAAGTCATTTTTCTCACAAATTACCGTGTTACCTAACAAGTTAGTGTATGGCAACATGGATGAAAAAAGAATGTTCTAAGTGTAAGAAATCACTAAGCTATGGCATAGTGAACACCTACTCTAACAGCTCAGTATACGCTATTAATAAGCAGCTAAAGCCCTGGAACGGCTCTATATGCCCTCGATGCAATAGAGAAAAGAAAATAGCCGAGAAGAAGCTCGTAGTACTTGAGAACATAAAATGCCACACCTGTCAATCAGAATTTACCCCTCGCAATCGTCAGGCAAAGTATTGCTCTTCTAGATGTAGAGTGGTCATGACTATGCGGCGTAAAATAAAGCCGACTAAGCCAAAAAACGACTGTGTAGTGTGCCTAACACCCAACTCGGCCACGAGATTATATTGCGGCAGCCAGTGTCAGTCAAAAGCTGCATACCTTAGAAACAAGGTAGAACGAGTTTGTATCGAGTGTGGCAACTCTCCCGCTAAAAGCAAATACTGCTCCGCTACGTGTAGGTCAAAAGCTAACAGACGGCCCGCGAAACCCAGATCGCATAAAGTAAAAAAATGTGTTACCTGCGGGTCGGAGTTCCGCCCTCGCGGAAAGCAGTTATATTGCGATAATCCCTGTCGCCGACCAAAACCATCTATAAATCGAGAGAGTCTTAGAAAGTATAAAAAAATAGCTAGGAAGAAAAGAAAGCTGTGGGAACGTAGGGCATGTCCTCGTTGGGTTAAAGGAAGCGATTTATTAAAAATAGAGGCTTCTAAGCCTGGGCCAGAATATCATCTAGACCACATCATCCCACTAAAGCACCCTTTGGTGTGTGGACTTCACGTACCCGAAAATCTCCAATGGCTCAAAAAAGAAGAGAATGAGTTTAAGAACAATAAGTGGGACGGCACAGAGACTAACGAAAGTTGGAAGGTGGAGTTTGAGAAGTCCCGTTCTAAGTCGTAGTCAAATATTCACTCAACTAACTCAGTTTACAAATCCACCACAGCGGCCTTGTAGCTCACAAACTCATATGCGGCCACACCCTGTTCATTAACACCTCTGAGCCGATACTCCACTTGTTTTATGAAGTCCATACTAGGGATTCTATCTGAGCCTACGACGAGCCTAGGCACTATGGGCGCCAGTATAGGCACAACTAGCGTAGGCCCGCTGAAGTCCTGCACGTAGATAATATGCTTAATGCTCGCCACTTCGCCATCTTCGGTGTAATGTACGGGAGGGCCGAATAGTATTTTCGTGCTACGTCCACCTCTCATAAGCATCTAAAATAATCTCATCAGCCAGCTCAAGGTCTGGCTTCTCCGGTAAGGAGCTTCTCTGTTGAGCAGACACAACGTCGACCAACCCCTGCTCAATTACCTCGGCCACTTGCTCATAAGGAAGCTGTCCCGTTTTAATCTTCGTAAGAAGCTCCCTGTCAGGACGAGGGAATGTAATATGCCCCGTACGCAGAAGCTCAACAGCCTGAGAATTTACGCGTACAGCGTGGGATAGAGCCTTCCAATCCACGCCTCCAGCAAGATGAGCCTTCTGAGCCCGCTTGCCATATTCGTTTAGCATCTTATTGGTAATCTCTAAAGCATACTTCACCTTGGCGTGAAACGGAATTTTGCGCCCGTTTATGTGAAGATGAGGGGCGTCAGTAGCGCCTTTAGGTCCACGACACATAATGATCTCAATAAGGGGTGTTTTTTCTAATGAGATGAGATCGGATGATTCCCTAATCAGCCCATTAAGCCACGCCACATTCTGCTCTAACGTGGTGTCTAAATCTAGAGTTTCGAGAAGCTCCGCCGTACGCTTTAAAGCGTCCATTCTGGAACCTTTAATCCCGTATTTGGCGGCTTGCTGCCTAGCATACCCCATAAAGGCCGAGACGTTTTTAGAAATAAGGCGGTGCCTATTGTAGTATATCTCGTGCATTACCTCAAAGCTCTTGCCCGCGTCTAGTGTTGTTTGTCGATATCCAAATAGTACATCTAACGCCACAGTTTGACCTTGCGTCAGAAGCTCTAAATAACGCGCTAGGCTAAAATACTCTTGGTCTACATCTTCCGCTGTGTTCCTTTCCGCGTGCTCTTTTGAGCGGGAAATAGAAATGGTTGGTCGCGAGCGACCTAAGAATAGCTCTTTTTTAGATGGGATATATACTCCCTTATAATCTTTGTCAGACTCCGGAGTATTGGTGCCATATAAGTGGCTCCCAAAGAGCATTTTAAAACACAGATTCATTCAAACCCTACGTAGTCTAGGAAAGCTTGATAACCTTTGGTAGAGTCGCAATTTGAATATTCCGCCAAGTCGGCCTCAAATAAAAGCTCAGGAGTAAACACACTAGGCGCCAGCTTATTTAGCTTTTTAAAGAGGCTACTAACGCAGGCAGGGCACCCGCTGTCCGCAGTAGCACATATTCTGGCGATATTTAAAGCTTGCTCTCTAGTCATTTATCCCCCACAGGAATTTCAATAGTGAACAATAAAACGAATGGAGATATCACCGCGAGCGCCGCTATACAAATAGCAACTGCTAAAAGACCTGCGGGCGCTATCAGCATGAGCCCAATGCGCTCAGGCCATTTTAACTTTCTAGTTTTTCTTAATTTCATTTAACACTTCCTCTAAGCTAGCTGGACGCATATACCAAGTGGCGCCTGGCGCGTCAACGCCTACGTTTAACATTAGTGTACCATTAGATGTTCGCTTTGTCAACCAGCGCTCATGAACGTGCCCGCAGAGGAGCGTCAGCCCTTCATCTTTGGGGCGATGCTTGAGGTAGCGAATTGTTGTCGGCTGATCCTGATAAGTGTCTTCTACATCTTCGTAAGGGAAATGGCACAAGGCGAAGCGCTCATCTTCTAGAACAAGCTCTAGTTGCGTTTGTACAGAAGCCCACCCTAAGTCGAGATACTTCTGAACCCAGGTATGATACTTCTCGGGAGTTTTGCCCTTATTGGAGGAATGAGGCTTATCATGATTTCCTAGGATAAGATGCTTAGTGCCGTTGAGTCTATGTAGCACGGCCTCCACCTCACGTTCATGGAAACTAAAGTCTCCTAAATGATACACTAGATCCGTAGGACCCACCTGAGCGTTCCAGCTATTGATGAGTACCTCGCGCATCTCTTCTACGTTCCGAAAGGGTCTATTGCAGTACTTAATTATATTCGCATGCCCGTAGTGAGTGTCGCTAGTAAAGAATACGCTCATACATTTTTTAATGCCATATTTATAGCAGCTAACCGCTGCTTAAGCTCCGCATTTTCTTTTTCTAGCTTCTCGATATACTCTTTGTCTTTGAGTACGAGTTGAACATTCCGACTTATTTCCACCCTATTAACCTCAGGATTGAACCCCAGTCTAAGTTCAGATGTATGCACCTCGATAAGATTTCTAGATATAAAGTCATTAAGCTGACCTAATATCGCCATTTCGGTTTGTCGAGCTGTTTCTTCAGCAACCTTACTTGCCAATAGATCTATCGCAGTTGTATTGTAAATCATAAATAAACCACCTTAAAAGCATTCACCGCTTGATATATTTTGTCCATCATGGCTGCATTAACTAAAATACTATCGCCCATGCGTGTCAGAAACCACCACGAGTTTTTTCATGACCACCACGACCCAGAATATTTTGTCACCATCGTGTCTGCTAGCCGCCTATCTCGCTGCCGTAGTAGATCAGTACGTTTGGTCATTAGCATTATTTCTTTGTGGTGCTGTGTTTCTAGCTCTACGCTTTTTACCCAAACACCATCTTTAAGATATTCCCAAGACATTACAAAAAATCCGTCAGAGTTTTCTTTAAGTATCTGTCTATAGTTTACATTAAAAACAAATTTTTTGTGATCTTCCAACAGATCATCATAAAAGAAATCTGTCGTAATGCGCTCTAGAAGCTTAATTAAAATGCGTAGTGACTGTAGTTGGCGCTTTTCATATTGCACAAACTTAGAGTCTTTATGTAATTGCTTGTAGAGCCTTTTATATTTGTATAGGAGAATATTATCTACAAAGGCGTAATCCCAATCCCTATCTTTCCAGATGACGGGAGCCCACTCGATTACGCGCAGAATATTTTGAAAAAAGCTCCTAAGACTTCGCACGCTCATCCTCAAGCATCTTTATAAAGTTCTCCGTAGACTTTTTAAAAGCTCGCTCAATATCCTTCTTGCTTCGACTTACGCCCAATACCTCAAACCCTTTTTTATATCGCCCAAGGTATAGAATAATATCTGGCAATAGAGAATGTTCTATCCAGCTACGCACATTCTCCACATCAACTGTCTCGTTAGGTACAACATAAGCTACTAGCTTATCATCCCGCACCCCGTTATCCATACCTCTAATTAAGGCGACCGCCTGAGCGATCACTCTAGTTTTGGGAGGTATAGACTCACGACTATAAATAAATACGTCTAGAGCGTCCCCGTCCTCTTCTAGTGTTCCCGGAATATATCCATAATTTGAAGGGGTGCCTACGGGCAATACTCGGTCCAAAAAAAGTTCGCCTGATCTGATCTCATATTTATGAGCAGTGCCGTACGGCATTTCAACTATTGCGGTAAGGAGCATATTTTTTCTTTAGCCTCGAGAGTTTTTTGTTCATGCTGAGCATAAGCACCACTGTGAAGCTTCGCTCTTTTTCTCTACTAGAAATAATTTTACGAATACGAGAGAATCTGTGGAATTTAATCAGGCGGGACAACAGTGGAAACTTGCTAAGTCTCTTCTTACCACTTTCGATGCGATACTGAAGTCGAAAGCTTCGAGCCAAAAGCTTTTCTACAAATTCCTGAAGCTTGTCGATGCCGTCTAGCGTATCGATTACGTCTTGATAACTCACACATCTTCCCAATAAATAGTTAAATAATCATCAAATGCACTTCCAACAATAGTATATCCTAAATTAGCTAAACTAATTCTAACATTTGGCGTAGCTACATTTCTGGATATTTGAAGGTCCGTCGCTGCTCTAAGTCTAGCTGCATTTTCAATTTCATTAAGAATACTATATAAAAATTCTTTATCACGAAGTGGTTGTGATTCTTTAGCAATCCTTAAAGCTTCTTTAGCACTTAGCACGATTAATCCTCCTGCTTACGCGAGCTATTTTGTTACGCACATTACGTTTTGCCTTATCCACACACTTTTGTTTAGGCGCTCGGCGCATTAAAGCCCTTAGACGACGAAACTCCTTACGATTGAGTTTTGGGGCCTTAAGCTGAGGCGTGCTCGCGTTCGCTTCGGCTGTAGAAAGCTCTCCAAGTTCGGTGATATCAGTGCTCATTCAATAGCTTCTTTCTTTTTTGTTGATTTAAATGGTTCAGGAGCCTGAATCCACTCAGGCACCATTTCTAATTTTACAACGCCACATTTCTTAGCGCAAGTAGAATATTTTAAAAGCTGAGCTACAGAGGAATATGCCTCAACATAGTGTTTATCTACACCCTCCGATAGAGTGGTGCCACAAACATACCACACTTGTTTTTTTTCTTTATTTTTCAAAATGGCTCCCTTTCGATGGCTTGTTGTAATTTCACCTCAAGAAGTTTTAGCAAATTCAAAATATCGGTGGTAATATCGCCATTAAGCATATCATCCATTTCTACTTCTCCATGTACCGACAAAAGTACCTGACCGTGGGCAGGGACGCCCACCACCGCAAACATGGTAATGATAAAAATGTCGCGGTCTTCCTCTTCACGAACGACAACTTGATAGCGTGAGTTGTAGTTTTTGATAGTGTTTTCGAGAGCTTGTTGAAGAGCTTCTACCATATCCTATAGTATATCAGTAAATTTTGCGTTTCGCCAGTTAAAAATCAAAAAGTTTACGCTCAAGCCACGGTCCCCCGCAGACAATTCTTAAAAATCGCAAATAAGGAAAAATGAAAATAGCAAGTGCTTGTAATATTAAGTAATTATTTTTAGGAATTTTGCCACATCGCAGAGCCTAGCTCAGGATATTGCTCAGATACGACAGATTTGATGGCAAGTGCGATATCTCTATGCTCTTTTTGTGTGGTAGGATCAGTGCGTACCTCGATATAGTGCAACCAGCTTCTAACGGATCCGGTCATAAATAAGGTGGTTTCTGTGGAAAGAGGAAGCACCATGCGAGCCTGTTCCTTTGCCACTCCCTTCTGAAGGGCCGTATTGTAAATTTCCATAGATTTTTCAGCTAGTTGCTTCTGAGCCTCTGCAAACCACATCTGGTCTTCGTCACTCATGTCGTCGATGCTATTTTGGCGGTTCTTAGAGTCCTGCCTTCTAGCCTTATACGCGATAGTATTAGTAGCTACTTGGTATCTTTGAGAAAATTCTTGAAAAACAAACGATCGGTGGCGCAAAATCTGAGCGGCTATTGCGCGGCTTGTAGTTATCTTGAAGGTAAGGTAGGCGTGCTCAAACGGACTCCAGTGCTTGTGCTTAATTAGATATCTAAGTAGCTTGGGCGCCGTCTCGTGGTTCATTTGATTAGTGGGATTACTCACCCGCGCCACATAAGCTATGAACTCATTAGGGCTCATCCCGTCATGAGCACCCGGCTGTGGGACGGCGGAGGTCTGGGCTACGAGCTGTACGCTAAAAGACGTGTCTTTCATGGGCGATCCTCAGTTGCATTGATGTCCACTTCAAAGGTTGGATTGCCGGGAGCAGTTTTAGGGCGGCCGACTCGTCGAGCACCACCTGACACTCTTCACCTCTTGCGATGTCCTTACCAAATTGCTTAGCCGCACTTTGATTATACACTATGAATAGATAAAATCCTGGAGAGTATACAGACACCTCTCCACGTCTACCAACAAGCACAGCCTCTTTAGTTTTTTTGTGCTCTACACAGGAATAGCCTAGAATTTTTTTAGAACATTCCTTCCAGTTCATGCATCCTCATAATAACGAATCGTATACCATCCTTGAGTGGTGCGAACAGAGAGTGTTCCTTGCGTATAATCGGTAGCCTCTACTAATCCTAACTGCATTTCTCCAGAGTTGGCCATAAATCTAAAAGATTGCCCTAGAATTGGCAAAGATCGTAATGTGCCGAAATCCAAATAGTAATACTGATCGTTTTCGTATTTATAAATATACCCATCAATCATCCGTAACCTCGTCGTATTTGTAAAAAGCGATCACGCTGTCTGCAATCTTCTTAGCTTCTTCTTTTCCAGTCATCTCATAAATATACAATGCTGCAGCAGCTACCGGAATGCCTGTCATAATACTGGCATTATTTATAGCGTCCATGATTGGAATAGTGTTGCCTCTATGTTCCATATAAGATTTGATAACTGGAAAAGCTACTCGATAGAGTTTTAAGCTAAGCCTCACTACAAGCCACCATGTCTCGCGCAATTTTATCTAATAGCTCAGAAAAATGCTCATCTTTTTCTTTAGTAAGTGGTCCAAACGACACTTCTTCCTCAATAGCACGCAGCGCTTCTGTAAAAGTCATTTTTTCTAAAGCATAATCAACACAGATTCTACACATTATGAAGTTACCGCTAAAAATAAAAGAATTAAACCTACCGCCACTAGTCCCCAAAGTGCTTTTATTTCTTCTTTGTTCATTGACGAGTCCCCAAACCATCACAACCAGCTATATCAGGATTTTTTTTACAACGAGTAGTCACTTCATCTGTGATATCTTTGCCGTTATGATAATATCTTACAGAAACACAACTACTCGTAAATATCGCCATTAGCATCAATAGCATCATCTTCATATTCCGAAACCTGCCTACGATAAAATTCTAATTTAGCTGACTCAAGTACGCCAATGATTTCATTGAGCGCCGTATAATTAACCTTTCCAACAGTATTCAGCCTAGCCAAACACAATTGAGAAATAAGGTAATTAAGTTCTCCGGGAGATTCAATCGGACCGTCAAAAAATCCAGCCACCAACGGTTCTAATTCCTGGCGCAGCTCTTGTTTAATATACGGCATCCTCTAACTCCTTCATAAACTTAGTCATCTTTTTGGTGCATGTGGACCAATCTTTGGTTTGCTCTACACATCCTAGTCTATACGATTCTGCAGCACTTGTCAAGTGGGCTCTTTTAAGATTCTCTGGATCGTATATGATCGAGTGGGCGTATAAATCTAGCAACACCCCCACACTAAATGCCGCGGTCAATCTTACGGATGTCGGAATCGACCATTTCATGTATCATCTCCTCAAATGAAATCAAAGGCTCCCAACCCAACACATTGAGAGCTTTTGAGGCGTCCCCTAAAAGAACATCTACCTCAGATGGACGCTTTAGCGTTTCGTCAACAACTACGTAATCTCTCCAATTAAGGTCAACTGAGGAAAATGCTACGTCTAGCAAATACTCTACGGAGTAGGTACACCCGGTGGCTAAAACATAATCATCCGGCCGTTCGTGTTGTAGCATTTTCCACATTCCCGATACATAATCTACAGCATGTCCCCAGTCTCTATGGGCGGAAAGATTTCCTAAGTGCAGCTTATCTCTGCGCTTTCTTAAAATCTCCGCCACCGCCTTGGTCACTTTGCGAGTTACAAACTCTTCACCCCTTCGCGGCGACTCGTGATTAAAAAGGATCCCACTACAAGCAAATAATCCGTAGGACTCTCTATAGTTCTTAGTGATCCAGTGTGAAAATAACTTAGCACATCCGTATGGAGATCTAGGATAGAACGGCGTGGTCTCATTCTGAGCAGGTTCCTGTACTTTTCCATACATCTCTGAAGAAGATGCCTGGTAAAATTTAATGTCGGCATTCTTTAGGTCGGTGCCATGAACCGTGCGAATAGCTTCAAGTATACGTAGTGTTCCTACTCCAGTAATGTCTGCAGTAAGTACCGGGGTATTAAAGGAGGTGCCCACGTGACTTTGCGCGGCCAAGTTGTACACCTCTTGAGCACCTGAAACCTCTAGAGCGTTGGTAAGCGAGCCGCTGTCAGTGAGGTCGGCTGAAATAAATTTAATATCTTTCTCAATATGTGCAATATTATCTAGATTGGGCCGGGACGCGCGTCGCACAGTACCAAAAACTTCATAATTTTTTTGCAAGAGAAGTTCAGCCAGATATGACCCATCCTGACCTGTAATTCCAGTAATCAATGCTTTTTTCATTCTGTATATCCTAATAGTACATCAACATATTCATGAATTGCGTAAGCCGGTAGTTTGTGAGGAGGAAGCCCTATATATAATCCAGCGCTATGCACTCTTTCCGCCCCAGGAAGCGTATCCGCTGGAGGGAATACAAAAGTGGTTTCTTGAAGCATGGGCTGTCGTAAGAAGTTGCCGCTCACGATAGGGCGATTATCCATGCCATTCTTAAGAAGATAGTCAGAATATTTCTTTCTATCATAATCTGTCATGAAAGGAAATCCAAACCAGGCGGCCGTGACACCGCGAGAAGCCAGAGGAAAGGTGAGCTGTCCCTTGAATCGGTTGTCGGAAGTGAGAGCTTCGATCAGCGCTTCGCGATTATACACCCTGGCTGCATTCATTTCTTCAATCTTCTTAAGCTGCACCACCCCAATCGCAGCGTTGATGTCGGTTGGTCGCAAATTAAATCCAGCTTCTAAAAACAAGAATCTAGGGTCTACGTCCGGAGCATATCGTGTATACATTTCTTTTAGATCTTGGCGAAGATCACGCACCCACCCGTGACTCCTAAGCATTAAAAGCAACGAATAGATTTGATGGTGATTAGTAACGACGTATCCGCCCTCACCCGTTGTGATATGGTGAGAAAAGTAAGAGCTAAACGTACCCATAGCCCCAAACGTGCCTAGCTTTTTGTTATTAAACGAAGAGCCCATACTTTCGCAGGTGTCTTCAATTAGCAGCAGTTTATTATCACTTACAAATTCCATAACGGAATCCATGCTAGCGCTGTTGCCTAAAATATGTACCGCTAAAAGAGCTTTAGTTTTATCTGTGAGTTTTGAACGAGCGGAGGCTAAGTCGATGTTTAAAGTTCTATGATCAACGTCTACGAATACAGGTTTAAGACCTAGTTGAATAATAGGAGCGACCGAGGTGGCCCAAGCGACGGCTGGCACAAGTACCTCGTCTCCGTTTTCTAGCCTACGCTCTTTAGGAAAATAGGAGCTTTTGGTGGCGGCCAAAGCCAGTAAGTTAGCGGAGGATCCGCTGTTTACCATGATGCAATACTTAGCTCCTACGTATTTCGCAAACGCTTCTTCCATCTCTTTGGTTTTAGGTCCCATAGTAAGCATCCCGCTTTTGATGACAGAAATAGCGGCTTCTTTTTCGGCTGCAGTAATCGTATCGAACGCCATTGGGAATTTCATTTTAGCAGAATCTCCAGAGATTTGCCATAAGCTAATCCATTTAGCGGATTAAACCCGACAACATTACCTTCATAACGATTAGAAGGAAAATCATCGAATAAAAACTCATCGCGCATAACCACACTCCAATCAATCTTACTAGAGGCAGGGGAAGCGGATTCTGTGATGAGAGAGGCTGAATGCAAATCTGCATGAGCACTAGTATGCAGTACATAATTAAAGAACTTTTGATTAACTACTCCGGATTCTTTCATAAGAGCTGCAAACATTGGATTTGCTGAGGAGTAACTCTGTGCAGCTACAAATCGCATACCAAGTTTTGCAAGTTTACTTTGAAAAGCTTTGATTATGAGTTGATAACCAACCATACAAGTGTATTCAATAAAATAAAGTCGACGATTTTTAGCGTGATATGTAATAGGTGCTATAAAAAGCAAAAACCAACCTTCTAAAAACAGTTTTTTAGTAAAGATCTTTTTAAAGATTTTGCGGTTGGTAACTAAATAGGCGGCTGCCAACACTCCGCTAAAAAATACAGCATCCACTCCAGTAGAAATAACTCTTTGTTTACCGTAAGGAGTATTATTATATACAGTATAATTATTACGAATAAGCTTAATTACGGCTCTAATAAAATGACGTTTTACCTTACGCGATATTGGACCTTGAGTGATACCTAGACATACTCCAAGCACAGCTTCAATTGGAGTAGTAACATCTCCACCTCCACTATCGTTGCGTGTAAATACGCCATATTTATCAATAAAATTAGAAGAACCGCTAATAAGTGCTGGAGCAGGGTTGGCCCAAACCATAGCGCCGTGTCGAATAGCTTGATGGTCTCCTACCCCATGAATATTAGAAAAAGTTCTACGGGTTATATAGGAAGCTCCTATAGTTTTGCCCGGACGAACATAATCAGTAGCCATAGATCGCAGTTTTAAAATATCTTTATAAATAACAGAAAGATCAGGACGAGCTGTATAGTTGCCAAAAGGAATACGAGCTTGATATATGCGATAAAAGCCAACTAATGGAATTAAAATAGCCTTGAGTGGTAAAGTTAAATAAAACCAAAACATTAGAAAAAAGTTCCTCTTTTGGAGTCTGAAATAATTTTAATACGTAAATTAATACTATTTTGCAAAGGCGCGTTAGGAAATTCTTTGTCTAATACGTGCGATGAAGTATGCGCATAATATACATCAAACTCTTTGAATAAACGAATACCTAATTTATAGTTATATTCTACAGTTTGATGACTTCCTTTAGCCATTAGTGTGGTAACGTTATTTTCATATAATAAATATGTGTTAATAGAAATGTCTAAATTTAGATCCAGTCTAGATTCTGGTGCAACAGGAGACCACGGATGTCGAGTAACCCCATAGTACCAAAAATGTTCTAAATTAAGATTATCCACTTTAAAAAGTGGGTCGGCGTTGGCTGGCAGCGACGGTAATAAGATTAAGATAAGAAGAAACAAATTTTTGATACGATCTTTCAGTTTCATATAGCCGCTTAGCCTCTTTCCCAAACGATTCTCGTTTGTCTTTATCAGTATACAACAAATCTAGCTTTTTGGCAAGCTCTTTGTAGTTTTCATTAGGAAATATATACCCAGTCTTTCCGTCAAGCACCGCCTCATCAAGCGCCCCCACATCAGAGCTAATTACCGGCTTACCTAGAGCCTGCGCCTCAATGACTACAGTAGCAATAAGCTCGTCTCTAGAAGGCATAATCAGCGCGTCGCAGTGCTGCAGTACGGCGGCTTTGGAAGACTCGTTGAGCACGCCAGTAAATTTTACAGACTTAATACCTCTAGTGTTAAGAGTTTCATTAAGTTTATTAAAGTAATTTTGATCTAGAGTTCTGCCAGAGATAATAACCTTGACATTAGTTCGCACCTCTTCCATAGCTCGTATGAGAACATCCTGCCCCTTACGAGGCTCGATGCTTCCTAGCTGCAAAACGTAGAGCGCTTCGGGGTCTTTCTCAAAAGGAACAACGTAGTTGTCGCTAGGTTTTATTGTAGTACCTGTATAAATTACATTAGCCTTATCTAAATCTATAAATCTTGCGTAGTTTTTTACGGACCATTTAGAAGGAAATATCGTGAACGTGGCCATCCTAAGAGCGTTTCTAATAATTGGATTGTTGGTTGTCATCTGAACGCCAAACTCAGGCTCGTGTATTCCCCAAAGTACGGGTGTCCTAGCTGCGTTAACGCCATAAATACAGTTATACCCAATAAGTGTGTTCACTAATGCAACATCAACTTGTTGGGCTAGGGCGTAGCTGGCCGAAGGGTCGGTGAGAATGCTTGGAATTACTCTAACCACTACTCCCATCTTTTCGTATAGTTCTTTTTGTGGTCCGTCTGACGCAGACACCACAAATACTTTATAACCTAGCCGGACTAGCTCAGAGCTTAAATTAAAGCATGCAGCAGGGACGCCACTGAAGGCAAGCTCATTTACGATCATTAAGATTTTCACTTAATTAAGCTCCTAAAGATTTCTTCTCGTTGTTTATTAACGATAGTTAAATTAAGATTTGTCTTAATATATTCTAAGCTCTCATTTCTAAGTTTTAGTAGTTGCTTAGGAGAAGTGAGCAACATATCAAGCTTTTCTTGAAAGTCGTCCACATCTTTATATCTAGTAGCGCCAGGTACGCTCCACGCTTCCCAGTCAGGGACTAGCGCCGCCGCTCCTGCCATAGTCCCTTCTAACCAGGCAATGTTTGATTTAGATTTATTAAATTTATTATCCTTGAGCGGTACAAAAATTAGATCTGGTCGAAGCAGTCCCAAGTTTTTATGATAGCTGTACCAAGAACGACCTCCGTGAAATGTGGCCGCGGGGAGAGCTTCTTGTAAGAACCACGGTCTATCACCATAAATATGCCAACGCCAATCATCATGCTGTGCGGCATTTTCTTTAATAGGGGCCAAATGGCTCATCAAATCAGCTACGTGGCTGGTAGATCCGCGCCACAGCACGTTCTTGTATATTTTATTTTTTTCGTAAATAGGGATAAATCTCTCGTCCCATGCGTTAGGAACAACCGAAATGTTTTTTGAAAATGGCCGGAGCTGCTCCGCAAGATGGTTGGTGGTCACCATCGTGTGATCGGCGAGTTGCAGGCATTTACGATATGATTCTTGAATAGCTGGTTGATTATATGTGCCAGCTACGGGGTTGTCTGGCGTAACGCAGGAAAGATCGTCATCTAGATCTAACACGATGGGCTTATTCATCTCCTTTACCAAAATCATCGTCTCTAGGTGCTTTGGTGTAAACGGTCGATGCATAAAAATAAGATCGTGTAAAGAAATATCTACCCAATTGGGTGTAACGCCCTCCGGAATATAGACAATCTCAAATTTATCCTTAAGCGCCGTCAGCGGTCCCAATGCTCGCCAAGAAGAAACTGGGTCGTGAGGAATAGGTGATATTACTAAAATTTTGGCCAGCATATTAATAGGTTATCATAAAATACAACAACAGTCAATATTTAATTAGCTAACAAGTTAGAATAGGAGAGTTTAGGCAATACGAACTCCGGCTAGTGCTGGTCAGCTCATAGAGCAATTAATGTCGTTTACGCCAAAGATTCTTTTACCAAGGAGCGGTTATGAAGATTAATTTAATTAGTATTGCTTTTATAGCGTTTGGCGTAAAACTGATGTTTTCGCCCGGAACTAGTGAAAGCGTGGCTTTTGTGTCCGTAGCCGCTCTGCTGGGACTGCAAGAGCTTTACATTCAGCGTCTATTTTCTAAAAAACAAACTCAACAGCTTGAAGAAATGCAGAAGTCGGTGGATCAGCTAAAAACCGAAATGTCCGCTATTAAAATTAGCCAAAGCTGGAAAAATTTAAAGAATGGATGACGTAAAGTCCATATCAAAAAAATTTAATAAGTCTATGGAGATTGTGGAGCTTCGCGCTCAGTTAGCGGAAGCGCACGCCATTATTACCGAATTGCGCAACAAGCTTGCGCTACGACCCGCCGTAGAGGAATCTCTAAAGACTCCCGAAGAAGTTCTATGTCAGGTAGAGATTGAAAAGCTCAGGCAGTTAGCTGAGCATCGCCCTCTCTCTCCTCCAGAAACTAAGCAACTTGAAGTGTACATCAAGATGCTTTATTTAATCCGCTCTAGCGCTCCTAAAACATTTGACGGCTCTGTAAAAGATCTAGCTTCCATAGAAGAGGCTGAGCTGCTTAACTTGGCCAAGTTGGACTAGTGGAACACCCTACGCAAGGACCTAAAGTTTCTCAAAAAGTGGCTAGAGACATTCTCTGGTCTAAGGGAAACATCGCGTGGAAGCTCGACCCTCTTCAACAAGAAATCCGCCAAGCGTATTATAAATCCTCTAATAAAATTAACGTATGGTTGATGTCGCGCCGCCTAGGGAAATCACACCTACTCTGCGCGCTGGCCATTGAGCAATGCATAAAGAAGCCTGGCAGCATTGTAAAGTATCTTGCTCCCGAAGGTAAGCAAGTTAAGACTATTATTAAGCCCATTATCAGCGACCTGACCTCGGACTGCCCTAACGATATTAGACCTCAATTTAAAACTCAGGAAATGCTCTATCGCTTTCCTAATGGAAGCGAAATTCACTTAGCAGGATCCGATGGGGGAGGAGCCGAGAAGCTTCGAGGTACTAAATCAGATCTATGCATTGTTGACGAAGCCGGTTTCTGTAATGAGCTTAAGTATGCCGTAAGAACCATTTTACTCCCGACCATGCTCACTACTGGAGGGAAGATGATTCTGTCTTCAACTCCCCCTTCCGAGCCTGCTCACGAATTCTTGGACTTCATTGAAGAGGCTGATGCTAAAGGTACCTTAATTAAAAAAACAGTGGATGAGTGCCCAAGATACACACGGAATTTTATTGAGGCGGAAATCGTGTCTCAGTATCCTTCTGGTAGACAGGACCCTGAGTTTCGACGAGAATACTTAGTTGAAATTTTAAAGGACGAAAATCTTTCAGTTATCCCAGAATTCACAGAAGAATTAGAAAAAAAGATCGTTATTGACGCACCGCTACCACCTTATTATGACGCCTATGTGGCAGCTGACTGGGGAGTATCCGATCTTACAGTGGTATTATTCGCCTATTTTGACTTTAGAAATTCTAGGGTAGTGATTTTAGATGAACTAATTATGAATGGCGCTAAAATGAACACCTCGGTGTTGGCGGCAGGCATCAAGGCAAAGGAGGCGGCTCTTTGGCATGATCAATACACCAAAGAACCGAAACCTATATATATGCGCGTTGCAGATAATAATATGCTGCTTATTCAGGATATGCAAGCTCTACACAATCTAAATTTTCTAGCTACTGAAAAGACGGATAAGCATGGCGCCCTTAATAATTTAAGAATTTTGCTACAGGGAGAGAGAGTCCACATTCACCCTCGCTGCACCACTCTAAGAACACACCTTAAGTACGCCACTTGGGATAAGAATCGACGCACTTACAAACGTAGTGGACAACACGGTCACTACGACGCTATTGACGCACTAAGCTATCTTATTAGAAACATCGTCTGGTCGCATAACCCCTATCCTAAAGAAAGCTTTGGGGAGAACGTCTTTATAAATGAGTCGAAAAAACCAGAGGTTACGGCTGCAGTGACTCAGATTAAGAACATATTCCGCGTGCGCAGAGGTTAACAAGTTAACTTAGGAGATTGTAATGGCCAAAGACCAATATTTTGCAGCCAAGCCTGCTAAAGAGTGCGTTGCTGTTCTTGAAAGCAAAGCTTCTACCCATTACACTATTGTAAACACCTCAAACTATCTTAACAAAGTTCGACGTAGTTGGCGATATTATCACGGTGCTTTTAATAGCGACGTAGGTGAGGGGCATCAGATCTCCTTTTCTGGAGAACAAGGCGAAATTGCTCAACTTTCCATCAATCACTACCGCAATATTGCACAACACATTCTTCAGATGATTACGGCCTCGCGTCCCTCATTAGAGGCGCGCGCAGTCAATACAGACTACAAGTCCCTCGTTCAAGCTACTCTTGCAAACGGACTTCTTGATTACTACATGCGAGAAAAAAAGCTAGAGATGTATCTTAAGAGCGCCGTCGAGTACGCGGTGGTTCTAGGCGCAGGGTACATCAAGATGGAGTGGAACGCTACGGGCGGAGAGGCATTTGAATTCAACGAAGAAACCAATACTCCTATTTACGAAGGGGACGTTGAGTTTTCTAATTTAAGTCCCTTTGACGTTTACTACGACGTTAATAAAAATAACGCCAATTTTGATTGGATTATTGTACGCTCGTTTAAGAACAAGTACGACCTAATGGCTAAGTACCCCGAAATGGCTGACGACATTTCAGCCGTAGGGTCAAATCAAGAATTCTTTAAGTTTAATATTCTTCCTGGTTATGACGACACTGACGACGTGCCAGTATATGAGTTTTTCCACAAGCGTACTGAGGCCATGCCGGAAGGTCGTTATGTGTTGTATCTCAGCTCAAACGTGATCCTGGCTGACGCCCCGATGCCTTATCGAAGACTGCCGGTGTTTATGATCGCTCCCAGCACTATTCTGGGCACCCCGCTCGGCTACACCCCAATGTTTGACCTTCTCCCTATTCAGGAATCGGTCAATTCGCTATACACCACCATCTTGACTAACCAAAATGCGTTTGGTGTGCAAAACGTGCTCCTTCCTCGTGGATCCGACATCGTAGTGCAAAATCTTCAAGGTGGCCTAAACGTCATTGAGTATAACTCGCAAGCAGGTCGCCCAGAGCCGCTTAACCTCACAAATACTCCGCAAGAGGTGTTTGCTTTCTTAGCCACCCTGGAAAAGCAAATGGAAACCGTATCGGGGGTGTCTTCTGTTACTCGCGGAAACCCAGAGTCCTCTTTGAAGTCAGGTAACGCTCTAGCGCTCGTTCAAAGCATGAGCTTGCAGTTTATGTCCGGACTTCAGCAATCATACGTAATGATGATTGAGAGTGTGGGTACAGCGTTGATTGAGATGCTTAAGGACTTTGCTGCGGCTCCTCGTGTGGCGGCTATTGTAGGTAAGTCCAATCGTACCGAGCTTCGTCAATTTAAAGGTGACGATCTTTCTCAGATTTCTCGCGTTGTCGTAGATTTAGGCAATCCTCTGGCTCGCACGACAGCCGGTCGGGTAGAAATGGCGCAACAGCTTCTTCAAATGCAAGCCGTAACTACCCCTCAACAATATCTCCAAATCCTAAACACAGGCAAGCTAGAAGTTATGACCGAAGACACTACTTCTCAGCTTATGAACATGCGTTCAGAGAATGAGCGGCTTACTGAGGGGCTTACTGTTGCGGCCATTGTTACAGACAATCATTCGCTGCACGTAAAAGAGCATTCCGTAATTTTGAATGATCCTATTCTTAGAGAAGACCCCGAGCTTGTTGCCCGCGTATTAGGACACATTCAAGAACACATTGATCTGCTTAAAAATGCAGATCCTGACGTACTTACTATGACTGGTCAACAACCTCTTGCTCCACCTTCTGCACCACCAGCACCCAACGCACAGCCTGGTCCTGGCCCCGGAGGTCCGATTGATACGCCTACGGAAATTTTAAACAATCCAGATCTTGCGGCACCAGAAATGGCGCAGGATGTGCAAGTGCCGGCTCCAGCAACTCCTCCTGGAGAATTTGAAAACCTGCCCACTAACCCAGCAGAGATGATCTAATGGCTTATGATAAGTTAAAGAAAAAGTTTAACTTAAAGGCCGAGCATAAAAGTGATGCGGGCGGCCTCACCGAAAAAGGACGTAAGGCTTATAATCGAGCCACTGGATCTAACTTAAAAGCTCCTCAACCTGAGGGCGGCGCCAGAAGAAACTCTTTTTGTGCTAGAATGGGCGGAGCTAAAAAAGATCACGAGATCGACTGCAGGAAAGATCCTGAAAAGCGTATATGTAAGGCGCTAAGGCGTTGGAACTGCTAATTAACAAGTTAAACTAGAGGTTAAATGCCGGGCCCTAATGCACCATATACAGAATTGGATTCTAATCAAGTCATAAAACAAGTTTATGACGAGGCTGGCGACCGTTTACGAGTTGATGCAGTTGTTTCAGCCACCATTGGCGACGTGATCATTGACGCCGAAGAGTCCGATATTGCTATTAAAGATAGAGTTACAGATAACCTTCTTAAGATTAACAATGATGGTTCTATTGATGCCAATGTAGTTGTTTCTGCTTCTGGAGGCGATAATATCGCTATCTCGGATGGCACGGACACCCTTGAAATTAATTCTGATGGCTCAATAAACGTAAAAATTAGTGATGTATTAGCTGTATCTGGCAACGTGTCAGCGGATATTGAAGTATCGGCTTCTGATGGAGATAATATTGCTATCTCCGATGGAATTAATACTCTTCAAATTAATTCAGACGGTTCTATTAATGTTCAAATTCCAAATACTGTAGCAGTTTCTGGTAATTTATCTGTAAGTGCTGTATTATCAAATGAACCTATTAAAGCTAGTGGAACAATTGATGGATCAGTTACGGGGCAGGAATTTGGTTTAGTATATAACTTAAGACAACAAGTACTTGCCTCACATGATAGAATTGATACATACACATACGCTGACTTTGGCACCAAAAATCAAAGAATTACAAGAGTTGACTACACTAGTGCTACTTTTTCGAGCATTACTGTAAGAAGAGAGTTTAATTACGTTTTAGACGGTAATAGATATAGGAGAACAACCAGTCCTTGGACTGTTGTGTAAGGAGTAGAAAATGAAACTTTTAGATGCACAGTTATTAGCAAACACAGGAACATCCTACGACCAAACTCGCACGACTCTTGCGGGCCGCGTAACTCAGCGCACAATTGATTCAAAGCCTGTTCTTGGGCCAAGTCCCACGCGCTTCCTTGACGTGTTCTCGGATACTGCGGGCGCTTTCACTCCGATCACGACGATGTTCGCAACCGATAACGGACGACTGTTTATGATCGGTGCGATTGCGGGTGGTGCGCTTCCTGTCGTGCTTTATGAAATCAATCAATCGACTGGTGTTCACACTTACGTTGGCCGTATCAATATTTCGATTCCATCCTCTCCGGCAATCGTACACACGATCCGCTCGATCAAGGCGATTGATACTGGAACAACCGGGTGGAAAATTTATGTAATTGCGACTGGTACCGTTCTATTTGGTGGATCTGGCGTGTTGCTTGCGAATAACATTGCAAAGGCTGACTTCTCGCAAGTTTCTCCACCATTAATTCCTTTCGCTACAGGAAACAACCAGAAAGCAGTGTACCAATTGGGGCGACTTGCCTCACTCACTTCTCGTTCGTTTACGATCACGCTCGGAACTCCTGTAAAGTTCAATTTCACCTCTCATGGTTTTAGCAACAACGACCAGGTTTATTTCACTTCTCAAGTAGGCTCGGCGTGGACTGCCTCGACATTTGCCGTCAACACGAAATACTTCGTGCGTAACGCATCGGCGAACGATTTTGAATTGTCGGCAACTTATAACGGCGCATCGATTGGTGCTGCCGCTGGACCGACTTCTGTGGTGCTTCAGCCACTCAATCAAGAAATCGACGCATTCGGCGCAATTATCGACACGGCGGCGAACAGACTATATACGCATGTCGGTACTGCTGCGAACCCACAATACTTTGTCCGTGATACAAGCGTAAGCCCAACTTACTCGACGTTAACGGTCGATGTAACCTCAGGAACTCCCGCAAAGATTGGCTTGGTTGGTCATGGACTGACTGAAAACGAGCCTGTTCAATTCTTGGCTGGATCTCTCCCCGCCGCGTTTGCGCTCAACACAACGTATTTCGTTCGTAACCCTTCCGCAAACGACTTTGAACTATCGGCAACCGCTGGCGGTGCTTCGATTAACGCAGTTACGACTTCTCTCGCTGTAACGCTTGGAAAAGCATTCGGATACACAAATAGTCAATGGCTACATAAGACGCAAATCCTTCCAGCTATTGCTGGTACTTTGCTTTCATCAACGGACGTAGATGCAATTGCTACACCGACGAATGCGCCACTAAACGGCGGAGTGCTTAACGGACAGAAGTGCGCTTTCTTTGCGACCTCTACCAACCTTTACTTGGGCCGATTAGATGAACTGACCTCTGAAACCACAACCTGGCCAAGCCTTACGACCTCAAATATGTTAGGGCTTCCCTCGCAAATTGTTGCGCCAGTTGTAGTCACCGCATCTTGGTCTGACGCTCTTGATTCTGCAATCGTTCTTATTGGTTCTGCATCAACAAACGCTTTCAGGTTCATGCTTAAGAAAGTTGAAAATAACAAATTGACCGCGTTGTTCGGTGATTATTGCATGGAGTTTTACGAGACAACCACAAGAGAAGCGTATGAGTTGCGGCCATCAGCGCCTTACCTTAACTTCACCAACAATTCTGGTTGGATTTTTGCTCTAGGTTCGGCAATCGGGCAGAGAGGCGTTTTTGCAACTGACGTAAGATCAGATTCTTTATTTGATCATAGCTACGTTATTTCCAAAGTTTTAACGCTGCCACAAAATTCTGTCATCAAGTCAGTTCACATTGAAAAGGAACTTGTTAGAACGGGTGGAGAGATCAAAGTGGAGTATCGGTTGAGCGGATTTGGCTCCATCTCTGGCGGATGGATTGAACTTGATGCAGACCAAGAGCTTACCATCGTAGCTGGAACGCAGGTGCAATTTAAACTAAGTTTTAAAACGCACACGTTCGACAGAACGAGTCACGCTCAAGTGGCAGATGTCCTAATAGGATATGAAGCTGGCGAAGAGTTGTCTGACAATTGGGAATACAGCTACGATGATTCGTCTAGCGGTTCTCCTACTCGCTCCGCTTTCCGCTTGAAGCAGGCTTATGCGACTAGCGTGCCATTGACCCTAGCATTCCGCGCATACGACTTGAGCGGTGTGCTTCTCGTGGATCACGACATTACGAATGAAGCCGCAAACTTCCAGTATTCGACCGATGGCGGAACAACCTGGCTCGCGCTCGGTACGATTCCAAATACGGTAGGAACTTTGATTCGATACACGTTCCTAAGCCCTCCTGGAGTGGATATCCGCCCAAGCCTAAAGGATAGCTAATGAGCAATCAACTAACGATTGGTCCTATAATTCAAGGAACCAGCCTGTATGGACCAATCCTCAATCAGCTTGTGACAGGAGGTAGCTTTCAATCAAGCTCGCAAGCATGTATTGTTGATCTTATACCGCCTACATTTGCTGGAATTAATTTTATTGGTAGAGGAGCGTTGGGACAATTACGAGCATCTTGGTTAGCGGCTACAGATACAACCGCTCCAATATCTTATGAAGTATATGTAGAAGCTGAGCCAGCAGCTAGTCTGTTTAATACAGCAAATATAGCCTTGGTTACAAAAAGTTTACAAACAGATATTTTTGTTCTATCTAATGGAACTTTGCTACAATCTGGAGTTAAATACTATGTTGGCGTTAGGGCAGTGGACGGTGTAGGTAATCGAGATAGTAATACTATTTCTCAGTTTCAAACTAGCCCTGGAATTACTGGCGCAACAAATGCAAGAATTGATGGCGTTTTTGCGGTAAACACAAACAATCAACTTATCGCTAGTTTTTGGGTTAATGATAATGATGGCACTATTAGTAATCCCTCTCGTCTTGGTTTAGCTAGCTATGTAATTTATGATCAAAACGGAAATCTTATACCAAGCATGAGCGAAAATAATATCGCGTCTGATAGCGAAGGATTTTTTGAAATTACTCCTGTAAATTCAGTGCTTGATTTAGATAATACATATTATACTGTTAAGGTTACAATTCTTGTTGATTCTATACCTATAGTATATAATTTACCAATTACGTATCCAGAGTCAGGTCCTCACTATGAACCACGAGCTATTTTTTCTATTAATGCGGCAAACCAGCTTCAAGCTACTATTTGGTGTGTAAAAGATGGAGAATTAATTACTAATTCTTTAGGCACAGCTAGTTTTACAATCTATGATAAAGAAGGAAATAGTATAGGAATTGCTCAATCGGGTCTTACTCCAGATTTAAATGGATATTATGAAATTTCTCCGGTTAGTGCAGTGCCTATTACCGATTTAACCCATTATATTGTTAAGATCACGATAAACGCTTCTGGACAAAATAGAGTTGGAACGGTTGGCATCACTTTAGGTGAATAATGGCAACAAGACGGACTCGCCTTACAATAAATAATGAGTACGTGCAACCGCTTAAGCTGGGAATGGGAAGAAAGCTTGTTTTAACTCCTTCCGCAAGTTATAACTCAATTCTTTTTACACAAGAACATAGAGGACATAGTCCTACTTTAAATAATATTAAAGTTTGGGCAAAATTTAATACAAGCACATTTGATGGAATTCAAATGATCGCTTGGCTAGAAGATAAAGATAAAGAGATAATCACGACAGCTTCTTGTGAATTTAAAGTATATTATATAGATACTACGAATAATTGGGACGAAACTCTTATTTTTATAGGATCAGGAACAGCTTCAGGATTACGTTGGATTTCTTCTCCTAGTCAATCTGATCTAGGTTCGAGCAACGAGTTAGATGGAGAACGCACTATTATGATACAGGCCACCATGTTAAGGTGGGGACGTACATATAAAAATAAAATTTATATTAACCATCTGGGTGTGTACGACAGTATTGTTCGGCTTAAAAATGATATAGAGTTTTTAGACATAAGCAAACAAGATATTTAAATTATATTTTTTTAAAAAAGGAAATGCTAGTGGCTAAACACGAGGGACATAGTAGATTAATATCTAAGCCTAGACTAACCAAAGATAATAAACTTGGTATTATTTCCGTATTTTTGCACATTGTCACTATAGGTTTACTAATATATAACTTATTGTAGTTTTTGAACAATTAACAAGTTATAGCAGAGGATAGTATGGATCAAGTAAAAAAACGAACACTTCAACAAGTACTTAATCAACAAAAAAATATTGAAAACTACATTCAAGGAAAAGATGTAGCTCTTTCAAAACTATCTGAAGCGGAACGAACGAACCCTTTAATTTATAAAGGGGTTACAGAGATGGATCCAGAAATAACTCGCAAAACTCAACTAAACGAAAACAATATTAATAGACTTAATATTTTAGCAGATATGGACAGATCTTCGGCATCTCTAGAGGAATTACAAGCCCGAGCCGCTGCTAAAGCTGAAGCTGAACGTTATCCCGAGCTTCGCAAACGCCTTCGACATCGCGTAGAATCTTTTCCTGCTATCGTAAACGACGAGTAAAGTTTTGCCTTAAGATGAGGCAGAAGCGGCATCCAATAACGGACCCGCAATCCACTATATCCTATAGGACTATTGGAGTATAACATGAGTGAAATCCTTCCCACCTCGGCTCCCGCCGAGACTGCGTCCGAATCCGCTAACGAACAAGTAGAACAACAAGAACAAGAATTAGGTCAAGAGACCGCGGCTCCCGCCGCGTCCACAGAGCCCACCAAAGAAGAAATCAAGGAGCTTAAAAAGCGCCTTAAGATTAAGGTGGACGGCGAAGAGTTTGAAGAAGAAATCGACCTCGCTGACGAAGAAGGGCTCAAGCGCCACCTTCAGATGTCTAAAGTAGCTCAGAAGCGCATGCAGGAGTTTAGCTCCCTTCGTAAAGAAGTAGAAGATTTCGTGGGTGCCATGAAAGACCCGAAACAGGCACGCGCCATTATGCGCGAACTGGGCCTCAATGAGCGAGAACTTGCCGAGTTGATTATCAATGATGCTATTGAGGAGTCGAAGAAGACACCTGAACAGCTTGCTATGGAGAAGATTGAGCAAGAAAAAGAAAAGCTTCGTAAGGAGCTTGATGCCATTAAGAAAGAAAAAGAAGAGAGTGAACTTCGCGCTAAGCAGGAGCGTTTCGAGAAGGAACTCGAAAACGAAATGATTACGGCGATTGACAAAGCAGGAGTACCTGTGTCTCCTTACATGATTAAGCGTACGGCAGACTTTATGTCTCTAGCTTTGGAAAATAATATCAAGTTGAGCCCAGCAGAGATTCTTCCTTTAGTAATCTCCGAAGTTAAGGGTGATATTAAAAAGCTCGTTGCCGACATGCCTGACGAAGTTCTTGAGGAATACCTCACAAAAGATCGCCTTTCTAACTATCGTAAGAAGGCTATCGCTAAGGCTAAGGAAGTGGCACAGGCGGTGGGTCAATCTCAAGTCAAGGCCACGGGTCAGTCTGAGCTTAAGACCAAAGAAGAAAAAGCTGCGAAAGATGAGCCGAAGAAAATGTCAGTCCGTGACTGGTTAAAAAGCTAAATAATTACAAATAGTTATATACTAGGGATTACTGTATTTTTGCAGTAATCCCTTTTATTTTAACAAGTTAGATTAGATAAAGACTTCTGCTTTATTTCCGGGGGACGCGAGAGCTATCCGCTGAGCTTATAAAGGGAATATCTAGTAATCAAATAATCGTATCAATAGAATAATTTCATTTTTACTTTAAGGAGTAAACAATGGCTACTGCAAATACTATGGATACCCTTAACGGCCTGTTTAAGGAAGTCTACGCTGACAAAGTTGAGCGTTTGATTCCTGAAGGTCTTAAGCTGTATTCTGCTGTTCCCTTCGTCGGCAAAGAAAAAATGCCAGGAAACAACTACCATTAATGTTGGTGGTAGGTGGGTGAAAATCCCAAAACCAACTGGTTTATAAATCTTCTCTAATTGACTTGAAACTCCTGAAAACAGGAAAACAAGGCGGAAGACGAAAGTCACCGTGAGAGACTAAACGAGAAGACGCCGAAAGGCGATGCGATAGTCCGAACTACTGAAATAAAATAGACGAATCCTCTAGAGGAATAAGTCGTGAAAAATTACAAAGTGTACCTAATACGGGAAAAAGAATCCTGCGATATTAAATACGTAGGCTTGACTAGCCAATCTTTATATAAAAGATTTAGTCAGCATAAGTTAAAACGTCGCATAACCGATCAAAAGTATCAAATAGAGTTGGTTGCTGAAGAGCTGTCATTAGAAGAGGCTGTTCAGCTAGAAAAGTTGTTGATAAAGCAATATGATCTTTTGATTAAAGGTTGGAACGTCTCTCCCGGATCAGTCAACGGATACTCTAATCTACACTCGGACCAACTTAAAGAAAAATGGTCTAGAGAAAGAAGAGGGGTTCCTGTGTCCGAGGAGCACGCCGAAAAAAATAGGCTCGCTCGATTAGGTAGAAAAAACTCGCCCGAGCATAATAAAGCTATTAGCGAAAAAACAGCTAAAGCGGTGATATGTTTGGAAACCGGAAAAGTATACCCATCAGCCAGAGCGGCTGCTAAAGAGTTGGGAGTATCTTATTGCAAGATAAGCTTGTGCTGCACCGGCAAAAGAAAAACTACGAGGGGATTACACTTTAAATTTGTGGAAACAGTAGAGACTAGCAGAAATGACTAGTCCCATCTAACGATGAGTAACACATGCAACCAGTCGTGCTCGCAAGCGAACACGGCTTCTCTCATGGCGGTCAAGACGACGGCGCGTTCACTCTGAACAACGCTGTTGCTGGTCAAGTCAAAGACGCAACGGTTAAGGGCTATCAAATCGTCCTCCGCACCGTTATGTCTTACTCTGTCCTCTCTCGCGCATCGTCTGCTGGCGCACGCGCTTTCGAAACTGCTACGAAGCATATTCTCGCGAATATGATTCGTTCGTTCGGACGCCGCGCTGAAATTCAGTGCATGTATGGACAAGTTGGTTTGGGCGTTATCGCGTCTACTTCGTCCCCTGCTATCGTTATCAGCACTGCTGAATGGGCTGCTGGTATCTGGTCGGGAATGAAGAATCTTCCAATCGAAATTCGTAGTTCTGCTGGCGTACTTCGCGGAACTGCTGTGGTTTCTTCGATTGATCTCGATACTCGCACAATCACTCTTGATGCTCTTCCTGGCGGTACTGTTGCCACCGACGTTGTACATTACCTAGGTGCATACAACAACGAAATGGCCGGCCTCCACAAGATCATCTCAAACTCCGGATCGCTCTTCGGCATCGACGCAGCTCAGTACGAACTGTGGAAGGGTAACACCTATTCCGCAGGTTCGGCAGCTCTTTCGTTTGCTAAGATTCAATCGGCAGTCGCTAAGGCTGTTGAGAAGGGTCTTGATAGTGACGTTAAGGTACTCGTCAACGTGAAAACGTGGGCAAACCTCCTCAACGAACAAGCAGCTCTCCGCATGTACGATCAATCGTATAAGCTTGCTGAAGCTGAAAACGGAGCACAAAGCATCAAGTTCCACGGTCAAAATGGTATCGTGGAAATCGTTCCTTCGATTTACGTCAAGGAAGGGTATGCTTACCTTGCTCCGTTCGAAGATCTTCTCAAAGTCGGTTCGACGGACATGACCTTCAAGCTCCCTGGCTCTGAAGATCAGTTCTTCCGCCAACTCGAAAACAGCGCTGGCGTAGAACTTAGATGTTATTCCGATATGAGTTTGTTCTCTTGCGCCCCCGGCAAGATGACGCTCATTAGTAATATAGTAAATAGCTAGTTATTTCAATAACTTAGCTTATTTATCCCCCCTGAGCCCCCGGATTTAATTATTTGGGGGCTCTTTTGTATCATCTTAACCCTGATTTGCGGTATTGTTCTAACAAGTTAATATATGAACATAATCTACAAAATCACTAATAAAATAAACGGCAAGTTATATATCGGATCTACCACAATGTCATTAGAACGTAGGTGGATGATGCATATTAAGTATGGTAAAAACATCCTAAGCAGAGCTATTAAAAAATATGGTGAGCATAACTTTCTAGTAGAAGAATTATGCTGTGTTTTAGATATTAATGAACTTTATGTTGTTGAGGGTTATTTTATTAATTTGCATAATGCTTTAGTCCCCTCTGGATATAATATATTAAGCCCCTCAAAAAATGAGGTCCCCTCGTCTCCCAGTTACAGAAAAGAGTGTGCTGCCCGAACAAAAAACAGGCACGCGAATTCAGAGCAGCATAAAAAAATGATGAGCGGAATTAGTATTTACGTAGAGAATAAAAAACGAAAGGTTCTGGCTGTAGACATTAGAGATGGTAAAACAATTACTAAATTTGACACTGTCCACGCGGCGGAACAAGTGGATCCTTCTCTGCATCCCTGTCTTAAAGGTGATACCACCTATTCTCTTAACTACTGCTGGTTCTACGACACCGGCGAATCAGACGAGCACTATATCCAAAAAGCTTTAGAAAGAGTTCGCTTTTGGAGAAAGTACGAAGTGTCTCCGTTCTACGGTATTCATAAAGAAACAGGAGAAGTAGTAGAGTTTGCTAACATCAAGTCTATCGACTCTAGGTTTGACGAAATACAAGTTAAAGCCGCTCTGCGTAAAAAAATCAAATCAACTCAAGGGTTTGTGTTCCATTACCGCGAGTAACAAGTTACAATATGAGCGCCTCATTCAAGGATGATGTTATATTCTTTATAGATCCCGGCACAGATAAGGCTTACTACACCGCACTAGCCACTCAGGTATTCGACATTGATGTAAATCTACAGAGCGCTAAAATAGAGCGTGATATGGCTCACTTAAGACGCCTTAAGCGCTACTTCTGGGCCGAAACTATCGTTTTTCCTTTGAAGGCGCTACTCCTCCTAGCCCTTATGGGGCCTAGAAATGCTTGGGATTATTGCGTACTTCAGAAGAACATCGCTAAAGCTCTCCTACAAAAAAATATTACAATTTACGAATTTGAAACACTTCTATTAGAAGGAATGCCTAAATGATTACTTTTGAAGCTTTCTGGATGGGTAGGGATAAAACTCACTCAGCCGATCTCACAGAGGAAGTAAAGAAAAATGCTAAGGATTTCGTACCCAAAGTAAATGCTTTTTTGGCCGAGATCGGATGGGCTCAGGAATGCAAGGTGTCCTCTGGCTGGCGTCCAGCTAGCATCAACGGAGCTGTTGGTGGCGCTAAGAAGTCTCTTCATATGTTAGGACTAGCTGTGGATATCAGGGACGACAAAGACCAAACTTTAGGTAAACTTGTAGCTTCTAAGCCGGAATTAATGCGTAAGTATGGATTGTTTTTAGAAGATCTTAGTGCCACTAAGGGAAAGCATTCGAATTGGGTTCACTTAGACGCCTCGCCCACCCGCTCTGACCGTCCCAGTAGAGTATTCAAGCCTTAGCCGGGCCTGTGCCCGCAAATAGCGCAAGTCATTACAACATCTTCTGGGTTATTAGCCTTAGGCGTCTCGACCCATTTATGGAATGTGCAAGGAGCGGCTCGCTTCTGCTTAGGTAGTAGAAACAGCGCCACGAATAGAATGCCTAACAAAATCAATAAAAAATCCAAAGATTCTTCCATTATCTCGATTATATCATTTGAGTGTACTTTTAACAAGTTACAATAGGAGCCGCTGTCATAATGAAAACCCTTATAGTCAATGGAGTTCCTTATAGTTTCCCCGAACAGGGCGAAACACCTACGTGGGGCAAGGAAGTCACTGACTGGGCCACAGCGATTACGGACACTATTTCCGGATTAGCTTCCAGCTACGACCTACTTAATCAAGTGTTTTTATTACAAAACACGTCTACTTCATTGATCGACATTACGAATTTTGCGCTTGATTCGGCGTTGGTTCAGGGAGCCATTATAGACTACTCTATCCGTAGAACCACAGATAGCCAGGGGGCCTTTGAAGCAGGCACTATGTATCTATCTTATAATTCATTTGATCCCATAAATCAAAAGTGGACTATTTCTAGAACTTATGGCGGGGACTCCCGCTGCACTTTTTATATGACAGATGCGGGCCAAATGCAGATTGCCATAAACGATATTCTAGCTGGTTCTAATTTTAGCGGTAGATTGCGTTATACAGTAAGAGCTTTGGAAGTTTAATGGGCACTATTTATTTGATTGTGAATAAAATCAATCAAAAAAAATATATAGGTAAAACTAATTTTTCGTTGTCTAGGCGATGGTCAGAACATTGTTCTCAAGCTAAGCACAGCCCTAAAACTTATTTGCATAAAGCCATTAAAAAATACGGCAAAGAAAATTTTGAAATCAAGAGTATTTTTAGCACAGACTCTAAGACTGGATTAGCTAAACATGAAATTCAATTCATAAAAATGTACAAAACTAAAGCTCCATTTGGATACAATCTGACCGATGGTGGTGAGGGAGTATCTGGCCTTTCCGTAGAAACAAAAGAAAAAATAAGACTTAAAAAGTTAGGGCAAAGGGCTTCAGCAGAAACACGACAAAGACTATCTGAGTCGCACAGGGGGGTAGTTAATTTTGCGCTGATTAAATACGCAAAAGCTGTTAGCGTAAAAACCCAAGAGGTTATCTACTTCTTCTCTCTAAAAAACGCAGCTGTATTTTGTGGGTCGCGCACACAGCTAAAACGAGTTTTGGATTCTAATAAAGTATATAAAGATTTTCTATGGACTCGTTGTTCAGCGGAAGAATTTTATAGTAACAAACATTTGGCCTGGAAAGGCATAATTTCTCTGGAAAATGAAAGGGATATCTAGTGGGGCAGAATTATTTTAAAATCAAGCGCGGAACAAACCTAGAACCTACCGCTGTAGCCGCGAACTCCGCAGGCGATTTGCAAGCTGCCTCTTCTCTAGATAATCAGTTAGTTTATCACGATGGCTCAGCAACCGCAATAGTAGCTACCGAAACTAATGAAATCACACTAACTAATAAGACCATTGTTGACGCCTACTCCCTTTCGGTAACTGGAGATACCGTTCTCCAAGCGGTCACGGCAAACGGCAACGTATTGATTAATGGATCTGTAACTTCTGGAAACTTTGCCTCCACTGGTACTGTTATTTCTCAAAGTGGTTTGTCTGAGTTTGCTAGCGCTAGAGTTAATGGAGCAGCAACAGTAACTGGCAATCTTTCCGTTGGTGGTAATGCTTCGATTACCGGTACGCTGAGCGCTACTGGAGCAGCCTCACTACAAAGTACTCTTTCTGTTGGAAGCGACGCCTCTATCACTGGCACGTTAAGTGTCACAGGTAACAGCACTTTTCAAAACGCTATGAATATTGGAGGCAATGCCTCCGTAACAGGCACTCTCAGCGTTACTGGCAATTCTACTTTGCAAGGCGCACTTACCGTAAATAACGACGCATCAGTAACTGGAAATATTTCTGTTGGAGGTAACGCGTCCGTCACTGGCGCCCTTAGCGCCACAGGAAATGCGTCGCTACAAGGTACGCTTAGTGTCACTGGAGTTGCTTCTTTTGACAGCGAGTTTAACCTTAAGCATCTTTCAGCAACTCCTTCTAACCCTGCAGCAGGCCGCAATAAAGTTTATTATAAAAACGATGGTAAACTTTATCAGCTCACTTCTGCAGGCTCTGAGTCTCTTCTTGGGGCCGGCGCTTACGTTCCTTCTGGAACTAGAGCTTCGCCCGCAAACATTACAGCAGTCGGTGGGATCACCTTTGGTGGACAGCAACGAGAGCTGGCCTTTATTCAAGGCTCAGGCGGACACATCAACGTCACAGCCAACCCGCAAATTAGCGCGGGAACTTCTGTTGGTCAAGAGCTTACATTGATTGGTCGTAATGATTCTCAAACAGTGACTCTCGAAAACGGAGACGGGCTTGAGCTTAATGGTGAAGCTGTTCTCGGAGCTTCTGATAGTTTATCTTTGGTATGGGATGGCACCTCCTGGGTGGAGATTTCTAGAAACTAACCTGCTATATGGATATGCAGTAATATAGGAACACGACGTAAATAATATATGGGTAATATAGCAAACAGAGTTCTTTTAGCGGATTATTTGGGCGGCCAGGCTTCTGGAGCCGTTATGGGCCGCAACTACATTAAAAACCCTTCAGGGCTTTTTAATACAAATAATATTTCGGTGGCAAACAGTGCTACCGTTGCGCGCAATACCGGCACACCCCTTACTCGCATCGCGGATATTGAAGTGGTGCTGCCCAACAACACCAACGGTTACGCCGAATGGGCCGCTAATACGATGGATCTTTCTCTCGGCGGGCAAAATTGTGAGCTTCGATTTGACTATATTGCATCAAGCATCGGTTCCGCTGTTTACGCTCAAGTGCTCGACACCGGCACCGTCGTAGCTCAGCAGCAACTTGCGTTGTCTTCATCACCACGTCAATTTAGTTTGAATGTGCCATGTAATAGTACTGGCGCTACCACCACGGTTCGTATTACGAATGCTACAGGTAACTCGGGTACTTCGAATATTAAAGTGGCGAACGTTAGCTATAGTAAAGCTTCTAACGTAGGAACGACGGCTCAGGCGAGCTTTTACGGTTCAGCCACTACCGCAGGTACCGCGAACTGTAATTGGAGCCGTACGTCTAACCAAAGCTTTGGGTCATTTTCTGCAGACTCTGACTGCCCTACACCGTCTGTGGAAGGAAACGCAGCCGCTCCCGCCACCAAGATTCCAGCTATTCGCTTCCCTAACATGGCCCCTGGCGACTACCAATTTACCGCGACTGGTATGTTCTTTGCGTCTGGCACCAACCAACCATGCTCGTTTAGGTTCAGCGACGGCACAAACTCAACTAGCGCCCAGGTAGTTTTTGCTACAGGTTCGCCCGGCATGCCCGTGATTAGCGGTAAGATAAGCTACGCAACGGCTGGCGACCGCACTATAGAAGTTCAGGCTACAGGCCGAGACGGCAACTACCCTTGCGACATTCTTGCTAACACGGCGACAACCACCCCTTTCCGCATCGATGTTGTGCGCTTCCCCTCTTCCTCTGAGATCGCGGTACGGCCCGAACAACTTCCCGGTTTTTGGAACGGTTATCATGGTAGCAACTGCACCTATTCTCGCTCCGGAACTTCTCTTGGCGATTTCCCCGCCGACTCTGTTTGCGATTTTGTCGAAATGCAAAATGTCAACTTTGGTACTGTCACTTCTCAATTGAGTGGTTCAGATAAACTTCCAGGAATTGTGTTTACTCCTCGCAGAGCAGGTCGATACTTGATTATTGCCAACTTTTCTGGTCTTCTTACTGCAGGAGGTACTAGCTCTGTTTACGAGCTTTATGATGGTACTAACAGCTTAGGAAATTCTACGTTTTCAAGCCCCGCAAACGAATATATTCCACACACACTTCAAGGGATTGTGAACGCTACATCCACTAGTCCCGTCACTGTTAGAATTAGGGGTGCTGCCGCGTCAGGCGACATCAGGATCACCGGACCGGGGTCGCCCTCAACAAGTCACATTCGTTGGACGATTATTGCCCTCGACCAAGCCCTCCCGGCCCCTCTTCTCGTAGGCTCGGTGACTTCAAACTCTTCTGGTTTGGAGCGTGTAGAAAGGGCAACAGTAAACGAATTTACTACCTGCACTTCTAGCCCTTGCACTATCACCCGACAAAGCGGCTCTTGGCTAACGTCGGTAACTCGTTCATCGACAGGTAATTTTACATTAGACATCGCCGCTGGCGTTTTTTCTGCAACACCTTCGTGTTCATGGAGCGTTACTAATGCGTTTATTTGTCGTTCCGTGTCTTCTGGAAACACTCCAACTTCCATTGGATTGGATTGTAGAAACCAAGCTGGCGGCGCCGACGATTTAAATACACTTTACGTTACTTGTATGGGTCCTCGATAACATAAGGAGATGTTATGGAATTAATTAATTCATTGAAGAATTCAGAATGGGTAATCGGATATATTCATGCACCTTGGTGTAAGGTGTGTGAGGGTAACGCGGAAGTAGTGGAACAAGTTATTAAAGAAACTCCAGATATTACAATTGTAAAGATGGACGCTACTGATGGAAACAATGCCGCTATCTTGCAGGCTTTAGATTTTGAGTCACTGCCATATTATGCGGTGTTTCATACGGCAAAAGAAGGAGCTGACCCAGAAGATCCGACTACGTGCTTTGTAGGAGGAGAAACCGGCGGCGGAAAAGATATTCCCGATCAGATCGTCACCATGATTCGCCAATTTAGAGCACAACAGGTGGTTGCTTGAGCTTTCTGAAAAAAGCCAAACTAGCTATGGAAAGCGGCAGCAAGGTGCTTACTAACCTCGCTGCTGGCGAGGAATTGTTAGTGTCTGATGAAGTGGCTCAAAAGCGTATGGAAGTTTGTAAGGGATGCCCGCACTTCGTAATTACGTTAGGGCAGCCAAGATGTAATGAGTGTAGCTGCCTAATGGCGCTAAAAACTAAATTGGCGGGCATGAAGTGTCCGCTGCATAAGTGGGAAGAATAATGCCTCTCAAGTCTAAGGCTCAGCAAAAACTAATGTTCGCAACTTTGGCCGGAGCCGACACTGGCGTGCCCAAGGACGTAGCGCAGGACTTTATTAAAAACACTTCTAAAAAGCAGTTTCAAAAGCTTAGGGATAGGCTTCGACCTCTAAAGAAAGGTACTAAGTATGAGCCTAAGTAAATTAGACGCTCCACAGGTCCTACAAAGCGTATATGACGACGATGGTGCGCTAAGAGTCACAAATAAAGATGGTGAGCCTATTGCTGTATCTGGCAGCTTGTCCATTGGCGCAGAATCTCTTAGAGTCGTAGATTATTCTGACGTAAATCCACTCCCCGCTTCAGCTCTGAATCCTGCTTCTGGAGCGCTTGTTCAAATTATAGCTACGGCTGCAGCATCAGCTAAGTTTGCTCGTATTAGCGACACTACAGGGTATCCAGTGGCATTTCACGTAAATGGTGCTGTAACGGCCTCCTTTATTTCCTCAGCAGGCATGGACGACCAAATTCAAGTAAAAGTGGACGCTGGGAATTCTGTCAGCGCAAGATATTTAGAAAACGTGTCGCCGACTGCTGGTACTTTGATTATTCAACTGATCGGATAACCTATGGGTTTTGGATTTTTCTTTGGAGATAGAATCAAGATCCTTCGCGAGAAGCTTAAGCTCGGCGAAGGCGTCACTATTCATTCTATCAACATTGACCCAACCGTATCAGGTCTAGATGTTCCAGATGGCGATGTAGCCATCTCAACGCTGACTAAAAAGATCTATGTAAAGACTACAGGCGCCCCAACCGTATGGGACGAGCTTCAAAGCTCAGCAGACCTGTTTATTATAGAAAAATTTACGCTAAATTCAACGGACATTAGCAACAAGTACGTCACCTTATCTTCGGCTCCTTTAGATCCCTCTCTCACTATTATGGGCGTACTGGGTGGCGTAGAGCAAGAGTACGGTGTGGATTTTACTGTAACAGGATCACAATTAAGTTGGAACGGCACGTTTTTGGACGGCGTGCTTGTCTCCGGAGATAAGCTAACCGTCCAACATAACTAGTATATGATTATTTATAAAATTACTAATAAATTAAATAATAAAATATACATAGGGCAGACCACTAAAAAAATGAGCGTGCGTTTTGCGCAACACTGCGGAACTAATAATAGCAGCTATATATCAAGAGCCATAAAAAAATACGGTAAGAATAATTTTATTGTAGAAGAGATTTGTTGCGCGAAGTCACTAGAAGACTTAAATTTTTTAGAAATATTTTTTATCTCTAAACTGAATACGCTTAAACCTAAAGGCTATAATATTGAGTACGGAGGAGACAATATAAAAAGAGTAAGGTCTTCTATGTCAGGAAAACAACATTCTGAAGCTACTCGACTAAGAATGAGCGAAGCTCACAAAGGTAAGAAATTAAGTGCTGAAACCAAAAAAAAATTGAGCGTTGCTAGGAAGGGGGTGCCTGTTAAGCCGGAGGTTCTAAAAAACAGATCCAATAACTTAACAGGAATTAGACATCGAGGCAAAGAAGTGGTTAGTACACAAAACAATCAAGTTTTTAAATCAATAGTGCAAGCTTGTGAGCACTTAAAATTAGCAAGAAGAACGGTCTCTCGTTGGCTAAAACAAGGCATAAATAAAAACATTATAGCATATAAGGAATAAGACATGGCTCAAGTAGTTAAAAAGTTTATACAAAATAACGCAGTAGATGAAAATAAAATCAGACTAAGTAATAACGCCAACCTTAAGGCTCGTAACGCAGCCAATAGCGCTGACGTTAGCATTCTTAAGGTAAATGCTTCTGATAAAATTGAGTTTGCCTCGGTGCCTCAAGCAACTTCCGATGCGTCTGCGGGTAACGATCTTGTTCGTTATTCTCAGATTCAAAGTCTTATCGACGGTCTTAAGCCTAAGCAAGCTGTTCGAGTAGCTTCTACCACAAGTGGTACGTTAGCTACTGATTTTGAAAATGGTGATATTGTAGACGGTGTTACGCTAGCTACTAACGATCGAATTCTTTTAAAGAATCAATCATCTCCATCAGAAAATGGTATTTACGTTGTTCAAGCTTCAGGTGCTCCTGTACGCGCCTCTGATTTTAATGCCCCCTCTGAAATTCCAGGATCCTATACCGTAGCACAAGAAGGTACAATTGGTCAGGGTGTACTTTATGTTTGTTTATCTTCTCCTGCAACAATTGGAGTAGATCCTATTCAATTTGCTGTACGCTCTATCACTGCTCTTAGTGGTGGAGATATGATTACTGTTAGCGGAGGAGAAATCTCTGTTGATCTCGCTTCAGTGTCAGGTCTTGAGTCTTCTAATCCAGGTAATGCATCTGGTGAGCTTCGTATTAAACTTGAAGCTTCTAACCCTACCCTTCAAATTGACGGATCTAATCAACTCGGCGCAAAACTTGATGCTGCCGGAGCAATTAAGACAGGATCTGGCGGTCTTGCTATTAGCCTTGAAGCCTCTAATCCATCTCTTCAGATTAGCTCTAACGAGCTAGGTCTTAAAATGGATTCTGCCGGAGCCCTTGAAAAGATCGCTGGTGGAGTGTCTGTTCGTACGGATGATATTACGGTTAAAATTAATGGCTCAAACAATCTTGAGTCGCTCAAACATTATGAGCAAAAAATCACTCTTAATAATGGTCAAATAAACTCACAGCATATTGATCTTGCTTTTGCAGCATATGGTGTAGATGCTAACAACAATTCTATTCAGTTATCAGTTATAGGTGGACCTATTCAAGAAAAAGACGTAGACTATACTATATCTCTTACTGGTGGTGGCGGTGGAGTAACTCGCATTAACTTTGCTGGTGATTTAGCTACGGGTGGGGCCGCTGCACTTGTACAGGGAGATAAGTTAGTAATTAGCTATAGCTATTTAACCTAATGATTATAAAAGCAAAAAAGAGATTATCCTTTTTTGACTACCGCCTGAAAGGGCGAAGCTGGCTCGGATGAGCTGAAGGAAACTTCAAAGATGTCTCAGATTAAAACAAAGTATATAGCGAATAATCAGGTGACCAACACTAAGTTGGCCCAGATGAACACGCTCACGATTAAAGGCAATAGCACTGGCGGTACAGCCGATCCACAAGATCTTTCAGCAAGTACTGTCACTAATATGCTTGTTGTTTTTACAGGAGATTCTGGATCCGGTGGGTCTAAGGGGCTTGTTCCAGCTCCTAGCACGGGCGATGCCACTAAGTACCTAAAAGGCGATGGTACGTGGGCCTCTATCCCTGGAGCTGGGCCTGGAGATTTAGCAGAAGCTAGTTTTGCAGTGAGCGCTAGCTTAAATAATACAACAGTAGTGGCTCTCAGCTCCTCTGTACGCTCGTATCATTTTATTTGGTCGCTCGCCAACACGACTTCTGATCTTTATGAAGCTGGAGAATTTAATATTATCCGTAAAAACGGATCTTATAACATCTCTTCTAATTCCGTAGGCGATAATTTAGGCATTTCTTTTTCTGTGTCAAACTCAGGAGATTTACAAGTAACCTCTGGAGCGACGACCGCAACATTTAAATATCGTGCAATGGGCACGTCAGTATAGTGAGGATTTATGAGTTTATCTAGTCTCGATTGGACACAAGTTCTTAGAAGCGCCCACGACGAAGTTTCGGGCGCATTAAAAACCATCCCCGCCTCTGGATCAGTGACAGAAATCTCCCTATCGCATACTGATGGGGACAGTGTTCTTAGTTATTCAGCGCACGGATCCGCCAGTGGGAGTGCTCCCGCAAGTGGATCTCCCGGTGACGTAGTAATTTCAGAAGTGGCAGTGTCGGGGTTTGATCAGGCTCAGCTTTTTGCTCTATCTAACGGAGTCTTAGGTACTCCAGCTTCAGCCACCCTACAGATTAGCCCCCTTGCTTCTGGGGGTTTATGGCATAGCGTAGCAACGTTACAGTCCTCCGCTGTTTCTGGCGGCGTAGTAGCTACCGCAGTTCAATCCTTCGCGGCTAAGCGTGCGCGAGTCATTTTAAGCGTAGCTCCTGTAGGTGGATCTGCCGACTATCACTTGGTGCTCAATGGGTAAGATGGTATCAGGTACCCGAGAACAAGTAGATAGTCTTTGGAGCACCTCTGACGGCTCAGACCAAATTGTATTTACTGGTAAGGCTTTGCCGCTTATAGCCGATTACGTGCCACCCCCTCCGGTAATTATTGAAAAAGAACGCGTTGTTTACGTTGATCGTGAAGTTCCAGTGGAAGTGATCAAAGAAGTGGAAAAGATCGTAATTCAAGAAATTCCTAAAATTGAAGTTTTTGAAATCATTAAGGAAAAAATTGTAGAAATTCCTGTGGAACGTATTGTTGAGAGAATTGTTGAGCAGCGTGTAGAAGTGCCTGTAGAAGTTGTTGTAGAAAAGCGTGTAGAAGTGCCTACAGACGTTATTAGACTTATTCAAAAACCCTTCTTGCCGTTTTGGGCCAAGGTGGCTATGGGGGTTCAATTGGTTGTTATTCTTGGCCTAATGCTAACAAGTTAATAAGAGGGTAAAAGTAAATGGAAGAGATTAAAGCACTTCTTAAAAAGAAGATGAAGTCGGGCGACAAGCTCGAAAAAGGTGATAAGGAAGCTATGCAAGGCGCCATCGGCGGCCTTCGTAAAATGGCTTCTGAGATGCTTGGCGAAGATATGGAAGGTCGCCTGCAGTCGCTGAAAAAGGTCACAGTTGCCGCTAAAGACAAAGAAGGTCTCGAAGAAGGACTTGAGAAGGCAAAAGAAATCGTGGAAGCCTCTGATGATGAGGATCACGAAGACGAAAAGTTTTCTCCTAGCGGAGAATCCGATGAAGAGTCGGCTGACGAAATCGAAAAAGCCATTCTTAAGCTTCAAGAAAAATTGGCAAAAAAGCGGGCTGAATAACTGTAGGTTCGCCTAAATAAAGGGGAGCCTATGGCAGGTTACAAGCCTTATCTCACATCTGACGACTTGATTGCTAGCATTAAGAGGCGGGCTGCTATCCCCGTTTCTCAAGTCACGTTCAGCAATCAGGATCTTTTAGATTTCGCAAACGAAGAAATGCAAATGGGCATCCTACCCTCGGTGCTTCAGTTGCATGAAGAATTCTTCCTCAATATGGAAGATGTTCCTCTTCAGGCGAACGTGAACAAATACGAAATTCCATATAGGGCGGTTGGCTCTAAACTTAGGGATATCGTGTTTGAAGACACTAATGGTAACCTATACGAAATGGCGCGAATTTCTCCAGATGAGCGCGTCCATTATCAATTCGCAGATGGTAGCTTTAATCAAGCCTATCGTTTTTACATTGAGAATAATGCTGTAGTTCCTGTTCCTGGAGTGGGCGATAACGTCAGCGGCTCCTTTGTCATGGCTTATTACATGCGACCAAATCAGCTCGTGCTGAATAGTCGCGCGGCCATCATCACTGGAACTAGCGTTAGCGGACTAAATACAATTCTTCAATTGTCGTCGGCCCCGTCTAATATTGTCGATGGATCTGTAGTGGATTTTTTACAAACCGCTCCAGGCCATCGCACTCTGAAGTATGACTATACTTTTGGATCTGGTACAGTTAATCAAGTAAATAAAACCTACACTATTCCTACAGCCGATCTCCCCACTTCACTCAGTGTGGGTGATTATATTTGCTTGGCACAAGAAGCTATCATTCCACAAATTCCAGCAGAATTGCATCCGGTGTTGGCTCAGAGAGCGGCGGCTCGTTGCTTAGAATCTCTGGGCGACACTTCCGGACTTCAAAATGCTAACTTAAAGCTTGCTGAGATGGAAGCTAAACTTACAAATATTATTGACAATAGGGCGGAATCCAGCCCTATTAAAGTGGTGAATTTCCACTCACCTCTCAGATACGGCAAGTTTCGAAAAATCGGCTACAACAGATACTAAAGAGGCTCTGTGGGCATCCAGACTCAACTACAAATTACAGGACTTGAAACTTTACCTTCTGAACTAGGGGAAGGTGGATCTCTTACTCAAGCTGATAATATTGTTATTGATAGAGAAAATGTTGCCGAACCTCGTCGTGGATTTGAGTTATATAACGGAGCATTTGGAAGTGCTGGCGACCGTTCAAAGCAACTTTTTACTTATAAAGATCGAGTTTTAAATCACTATCAGAATAAACTTCAATATGACAGTGGAACAGGCGCTTTTATTTCCTTTGATGGAAACTATAGCGAGCCAGATCCTACGCAACGCATGCGTTCTATTGACGCAAATTCCAACTTCTACTTTACTACTTCAGACGGGGTTAAAAAGATCTCAGCTACAGGAGCCGATCAGTTTAGCTCTTCTTCCGGATTTGTGGTGAACGCAGGTGGTCCTAAAGCTCTAGACCTCGAAGCCTCGTTGGTTAATCAGCCAGGATTTTTCACTTACGATAGTAAGGTAGCTTATCGTATACTTTGGGGTACTCGTGACGCCAATACGAATCTAATTTTGGGCGCTCCTTCTGAGCGAGTAGTTATTTCTAACTCTTTATCTGAATCTCTTGTAAAAGACTTTAATGATCTTCTTTTAAATATCGACTCCGCCGCAGCGGCTTCTAGTTCTGATATTTTTAATGATACTAATTATTTTCTTACGCTAAGTCTTCCTTCAGACGCAACAGCAGCAGACCTTAGAGTAAACTTGCTCACTCTAGCTGAAAAGCTTGACAAAGATTTTACAATTACAGAGCCGTCTATTACCACTGCTTCCGGGTCTAGAATCGGGCAAACTGTAGACTTAGTATTTTCTGCTGCTGTATCTGGAAGACTTGTTGCTGGAGATAAAATTTCTGTGGCGGGCTTTGTGACTCCGCTAGATCCTTTAAACAGTACCACAGCAAATCAATTTTATACGGTGTCCGAAGTTACATCTACTTCTGTCAGCGGCGATAGTATTAAATATACTACGGCTACCAGCGGCACTATTGCTAATACTGCTTCCATTGCGGGCGTAGTTGAACTTTATAATTTTAGATCTATTGAACAACCAGAAGAGCTTTCCGATAGTCCGACATTTGATCAACTTGACTCTCTTAGAAACTACTATGATAATCTTGTTCTCGAACTTCAAAATCTTAACACGCCTCTTGGACGCATTGCTCCTCCAGGTTACTTTGATGATAACCTGTCTGACGATAGCGCTCAGGTCAAACTCAGCTTTTCTATTCCTCGCGAATTAAATAGTGGTAATATATCTTCATATTTTTATCAAATCTATCGCACAGAAGTTCGTCAAGGTACTGGTCCAATTACTCTTTCTGACATTGATCCTGGTGACGAAATGGGACTTGTTTATGAAAATAACGCTACGTCCGCTCAACTTGCTGAAGGATATGTAGAAATTATTGATGAAACTCCAGATACGTTTAGAGGAGTTAATCTTTATACTAATCCTAACACCGGAGAGGGTATTCTGCAGGCTAACGAGCCGCCTCCAGTAGCAAAAGACCTAGCCCGCTTTAAGGGTTCTACGTTTTACGCTAACACTCGCACTAAGCATAAAAAGACCATTACGCTCTTAGGAACTACTAATCTCACAGATACAATTGAAACCAGTCTATCTCAGGTAAGTGTGTCTTCTAATATCGCATCTTTAATTTTTTCTTCTTCGGTAACAGGATTACTCAGCGCATCATCCACAATCGCTTTAAGTGAGTTTACCGGAGCGGCGCTTCCTGTGAATGGAGTTCATACGCTGACTTCCGTATCCGGAGTTACAGCTCAATTTTCTCTCACCGCGTCCAACTTTAGTACCTCGGCTTCAGCGGATTTTGGAGACATCGTAGAGTGCGGGAAGCTTTACATTAAGAGCGGACTTGTTACTAACACCTACACCTTTGTACCTTCTGCTCAAGAGCAAACTAAGATTGAGTATTTGCCTGCGTCTAGTCTTACTTCCACTGGATCAGCCGACTATTTTACTATTAATGCCGGTAACGGTAATGGCTACTACGTTTGGTATTCAGTTTCCGGTGGAACAAACACGGACCCGGCTCCTACTGGACTTACTGGAATCGAAGTAGTGGTTAATCCGGCGGATTCGGCTTCCGCGGTAGCAGCTTCAACTAATCTAGAGCTTTTCTCTACTTTCGACTTTGCGGCCACAGGGACATTCTATAACTCTGCTACTGGATATGTGCAGTCAGCCTCAGAAGGTTTTACCGGAGACGTTCAAGATTTTGGCACAGGGTTTACCTTTACCGTACTTACTCAAGGGACAGGAGATAATTTATCTCTTAAGTACGTTGGGGTGTCTAATGCAGCTACTCCGGCTCAACGAGTTGATGATACGGCTAGGTCATTAATTAAAAACATAAATAGAAATACTTCTAGTTTAGTTAATGCATATTATCTATCTGGTGTGGCCGACGCTCCTGGTAAGATCAATCTAGAAACTGTGACCTTAGGAACGACAGCGTTCTATCTTAACAGTTCCAAGCTGTCAGTTGGAGAAAGCTTCGATCCCACTATCCCCACTTCAGGAACTACGGTTATTTCCGATAATGAAGTATCTCCTAATGCTCTTTACTACTCTAAAACAGATCAGCCTGAGGCGGTGCCGATTGTTAATAGGCTTTTCTTAGGAAGTAGGGACAAAGCTATTAAGCGTATACTAGCCTTACGCGACAGTCTTTTTGTTCTAAAAGAAGACGGTGTGTTTCGGGTATCTGGAGAAGGCCCATCTACTTTTAGTCAATTTCTATTTGATGGTACGGCAAAAATACTCTCTCCTGATTCTGCCGCAGTGCTTAATAACCAAATCTATGTTTGGACCAACCAAGGTATTTCTCGTATTGGTGAGGCTGGAGTAGATACTGCTTCACGTGTTATCGA